TGCAGAGGATCAACGAGTTGGCCCTCCTTACTCTGGCTGTCAAGGAGCCCGAGACCTTCATCTGGGACCCGAACACGGAGGTCAACCTGAAGGACGGTCAGTACGACCGCCTCGATCCGCAGGACCCACTGACGTACCAGAACTTCATCCACTTCCCGCCACCGCTCCCGCTCGACAAGTTGGTCGTCCTCAACGAGGTTCAGATGATGATGGGGATCGGTCTGGAGTCGAAGGAGGGTGCTCTCCGCACACTGGGCGAGGAGTTCCCCGAGGAGAAGTTGGCCGAGATCCGCAGGGAGATGCGGGCTGATGCCGAGGCCGACGGCGCACTGCGACTCCTGCAGACGACCATCGAGAAGCAGATCATGGAGATGACCGGCATGATGCCGGGGGATGGCTCGGCAATGCCTATGGACAATGGTGTTGACGAAATGGGCAACCCCATTGCCGCACCCGACATGATGGAGCCGATGGTCGAGGCACAGATCCAGAACGACCTCGTCACTCAGGCGTACGGAACGAAGTTGCCGCAGCGCTCATCTGTCGATCCGGAGAAGTCAGAATAAAAGTTGTAACTCTGACTGCACTTTAACCAGACACTTGGACCGAGTCGTAGTTGTCTATGACTAGGCCACATTGCTTGGCCTGAACCCATCGAGATACGCCGTCACTGGCATCCGGACAACCACAACAGATTGGTTAGCAATGAGTACTGGGATCGACGCGCAGAACTTCGTTGAGGCAGTGGCCAACTCTTCGGCCACCTCGGTCGGGAACATCAGCCCCGAACTCCTGAATGCGAACTACAACGGAGCCACCACGACTACCGCACCGGCCCCCCGCTTTGAGGCCTTCACCGCAGAGTCGGTCGAGAAGGCACGCGAGCAGGAGAAGGCCAAGTTGTACCCGCAGATCGACAAGATGAAGGAAGAGATCTCCCTGCTCCGTAAGGAGAAGGAGGAGCGAGAGGCCGCAGAGGCCGCCGCTCGCGCCGAGGCTGACGCCGAGGCACGACGCCTCGCAGAGCAGGAGATGAGCGCACGCGAACTGATCGAGGCCCAGCGCCAAGACTTCGCAGCGCAACTGGAACTTGAGCGAGCCGAGCGAGAGAGGGCATTCGCCCTTCTTGATCAGGAGCGCCACTTCCAAGAAGTACAGGCATGGAAGTCCGATCAGATCGAATCCGCTCGCGAGGACATCATGCCCGAACTGCTGGACCTCGTCTCAGGCTCGACGCCTGACGAGATCAGCGCCAGCATCCAGAACCTCAAGGACCGCACGACGCGAATCCTTGAATCCGCGCAGCAGGCGATGTCGTCTGCGAGGCGGGACATGGTTGGGACTCGTACCACGGCCCCAGCCGCCGGACCCTTGGACACCAATTCGGACAACAAGCAGTTCACGCCAGAGGACATCAAGAGCATGTCCATGAAGGACTACCAGACGCACCGATCCCGCCTATTGGGCAGTACTTCTGCTCAGGGCAACAACCGTGGCCTGTTCGGTTAGTAAGACAACCCACCCTCACTAACCATCCTCGGAAGGAAGCATCATGGCTTCTGGCATCACCGGAACCGGGTCACTGTCCGGATCCCCCACCTCGTACTCGGGTACGAACTCCAACCTCACCCAGTCGATCCAGACCATTTGGTCGAAGGAGATTCTCTTTCAGGCCATGCCGATCCTGCGCTTTGAGCAGTTCGCGGTCAAGAAGACTGAACTCGGTGTAGCGCCGGGTCTCCAGATCAACTTCATGCGTTACCTCAACATGACTCCTCCCACCGCACCGCTGGTGGAAGGCGTCCGGATGCAGACGAAGTCCCTCACCGCCGAGCAGATCCAGATCACGGTTGCCGAGCATGGCGACGCCATCGCGGTCTCCGAACTCCTGCTCAACGCTTCGTTCGATGACGTCATGGCTTCTGCCTCGCGTCTGCTCGGCCGCAACATGGCGCAGTACCTCGACAACCAGAGCAAGACGACCCTCACGGGTGCAACGTCGCAGATCTTCGGCTACGACCGCTCTGCGGCCGCTGCTGCTGACTGGTACGCGCTGGGCACGCTGGGCACGAAGACGACCGTCACCAACGCGGCGGCTGCCTTCTACCTGTCTGTCGGCGCTGTCAAGGACGCGGTCGAGACCCTCGCGACCAAGAACGTCCCGCGTCTGGGCGAGACCTACGTCTCGTTCGTCCACCCGCACCAGTCGCGTCGTCTGCGCGACAACGGTGAGTTCATCGAGGTCACGAAGTACGCCGCCCCCGGTAACTTCATGCTCGGTGAGATCGGCCGACTTTACGACGTCGTCTTCATCGAAACGACTCAGATCAACAACGGCGTTGCCGACCAGACCGCGCACAAGGCTCCTTGGGAGGCTGGCGCAACTCTGACCAACGGTGGCACCGTGTACGAGTCGATCTTCATCGGCGACAACGCGTTCGGTCACGCGATCTCTCTCCCCGTCGAACTGCGTGACGGCGGCGTTCTCGACTTCGGTCGTGAGCACGCTCTCGCCTACTACGGCATCTGGGGTCAGGGCATCATCACTGACCAAGCGATCCTCAAGGTTTTGACCAACTGAACCCAGTTGTGTGGTGCCCTAGTGGGAGCAGTCGAAACCCGGCTGCTCCCACTAGTCGTAGGAGACCACCGCATGACCGACCCCGCCATCCTGCTCGCAGCCGCCCAGTACTTGATGGATTCGTGGCGAGTTGACCCTGACAGTCCGACCCAGCCCGACAAGACTTAAGACAAGCCCTCCCAACTATCTGGAGAACACACATCATGGCACCTACCACCCGACCCAAGCCGACCGACGCAACTGGTGTTGCGCGCGACAAGGCCCTCAAGGCGAACCTCGATGAGGTCAAGCGCCGCGAGAACGAGATCACTACCATCGCCGCAACCGAGGCGAGAGCCCTTGAGACCGAGGTCTTCGACCCGAAGGTCGCATCCTCCGAGCCCGTCATCGTGGACGAGGTCATCTCCATCGGTACCGACCTCGCAGACGACTCCCGCATCATCCGAGTCATCGCGAACATCGAGAACATGACGTACGGGTACGGCAATACCTACAACTTCACGGCTGGTGTGAAGTACAAGGTCGCTGTCGACCTCGCCGACTACCTCGACCACCTCGGGTATACCTACATCGCGTAGAGACCAACTGCGTCGGGCCACTCCTTCGGGGGTGGCCCTTCGTGTTTAGCGCTGACGTTCACAGTGTGAACGGAGACCATTAGTCAGAGAACACTGGAGGTTTGAGTGGCGACCCTGACTAGTCTGGTCGACCGTGTCCGTCTTGAACTCGGCGACACCGGAAGGTCGTTCGTCTGGACGGCTACTGCGACCGGGACAAACAGGTACGAGATGCCGTACTCACCCGTCCTCGGATCGACGCTGGCCGTCTTCAACGCTGGTGTCAACGTCTCCCTCGCGGTCGTGGTCGAGGAACATACGGGCGTCCTCACCTTCGATACCGCCCCCACCCTCGGCAACGCGCTCTCGGCGCAGGGGACGCACTACAGGTTCTTCACGACTGTTGAGTTGACCGCCATCGTGGAGGCCGCCGTCAACGAGCACCTCCATAACCGGACGGACGCCTTCGGCCGCGCTATGAACGTGACCAACCTCCCGGTCGTGGAGGAGTACCCGGTCGCCCTGCTCGGGACGGTCCAAGCGCTGTACACGCTGGCGACCGACGCCTCCTTCGACATCGACATCTCCACTCCCGACGGGATCTCCATTCCTCGGGCCGAGCGGTTCCGGCAGTTGATGGAGATGATCAACGCCCGCAAGGTCCAGTACGACGATCTCTGCAAGGCCCTCAATATCGGCCTCACCCGCATCGAGACGTTCACGTTCCGGAGGATCAGCAAGACGACCAACCGGTACGTCCCCGTCTACATGCCGCAGGAGGTGGACGACCGCTCGGCTCCCCAGCGGATCTTCCTCCCGATCCCGACGTACGGTGGCTCCCCGGTACCGAGCGATGCAGCCCCGTTCGACCTCGTCTTCACGCAGGGCGACGACTACTCGTTCGACATCGACTTCCCGTTCGACATCACCGGGCACACGATGCTGGCGCAGGTCAGGCTCTACCCAGAGTCGGCCGCCGTCGTCGCGGAGATCGCCGTGCAGGTCACCAATGTCGCTCTCGGGAAGGCGACCCTCTCGCTCACGTCGGCGCAGACGACCAAGTTCCCGCTCCGGACGTTCTGGGATCTGCAGGTCACCGACCCGAACGGTCTCCAGTACACCTACGTCAACGGTGCTGTCTTCGCGAAGCGCCAGATCTCGCATACCCCGTAGGAGCCTGAATGGCCACCGAACTCACACCGATAGTCATCAGCCCGAGGGTCTCTCCGACCTTGGTCCTCACGACGAACACGGGTACGACCACGACACCCTCCATCACGGTGGACGCCTCCAAGGGCGGCGCACGCGGACCGGCAGGGGAGTCCCTGATCGTCTACTCGCGGGATGGCGACCTCTCGGCTGGAGACGGTGGGGTCAAGCGGTACCGCTTCCCATTCCCGGCCACCATCTTGGGAGTCTCGGCTGCCATCGCTACCGCCCCTACGGGGGCCGACGTCGTCATCGACGTCCTCAAGAACGGTGTCTCGGTCCTCACGGCGTCCAAACTACACATCCTCGACGGCTTCCATGAGGCTGCCGAGGTCAGTTCGTTTGTAACTCAGACTGTCGTTACTGGCGAATACTTGACCGTGAATATCGTCTCGGTCGGCTCTATCGTGAGGGGAGCAGACCTCACTGTCTTCATTCGCTATCAGAGGGTGTAACACCTCCTACAAGAAAGAGCGACACGTATGGCTGACAACCTTCCCGATGTAATCGAGAATCAGTTGCTCGACGCCCTTGTCGGAACGGCCGCGTACACGATGACGGGACCGGTCAAGTTGCGCCTGATGTCCATCAGCGGTACCGACGCGGCTGCCGGTACCGAGGTGACTGGCGGCTCCTACGTCAGCCAGACCATCACGTTCGGGGCTGCCGCTCTGGGTGTGATCGCCAACAGCGCGACCATCAACTTCGCCGGTCTACCTGCCACCACGGTGAACGGTGTCGAGTGGTGGGACTCCAACGCGACCCCGAAGCGACTTGCGTACGGCGTCCTCACCATCCCGAAGACGACTACGGCTGGCGACACCCTCCAGTTCGCGGCCGGTTCTATCACCCTCTCTCTCGCGTAACCCACGACCCAAGTAAGGAAGGAACAGCATGACCGCAATCACTACTGGCGAAGTACTCTGGAAGTACTCCGTTGTCGCCGCCGCTGGAAACACGACGACGTCTGCTGCGTCTACTGCGCTGGGTGACCAGATCAGTACGACGGCGTGGGCGGGCAGTGTTGTCAACGACCTCTTCGACAACATCACGGGTGCTGAGAACGCCGCCTCGACGGTCGACTACAGGTGCATCTTCATCCACAACAGCAATGCGACTAACCCGTACGAGACCGTCTTCGCATGGATCAGCGCGGAGACTGCGGGTGGTGCCTCCATCGCTATCGGGGTCGACCCGACTGCTGCCTCGCTCATCGGTGCGGCTGTGGCTCAGGCCGTGACCATCGCCAATGAGACGACTGCTCCTGCTGGTGTGACCTTCACGTCGCCGACCACTTTCGCGACCGGTATCGCTCTCGGTACGATCCCCGTTGGATCCTGCCGTGCATTCTGGATCCGGCGCACCGCCGCCAACACAACCGCCCTCACGGCTGATGGCGTGACGCTCTCGGTGCAGGGTGACACTGGGTCGCTGTAGCAGTAGATGATTACCTACCTCCGAGTTCCCAAGACAGGTTCAACGGTACTCGCGGGAACGCTAAGTGGTAACAACATCACGTACTGCGGTGGTCATGTCCTTCCAGCAAGATTGGCCGGGTGCGACCACACCCATGAGTACGTCACAATGATCAGAGAACCGATGCAGACCCGCGCCAGCCTCTACTACGCCTACCTGCGTGAGCCTGCCATGTTCGCCAACATCCCCGGCAACGACAGAGATCGACCGCTTGTCAGTAGTGGTGCCTCCCTTGAGCAGTTTCTTGCGGCATCCCACGATGAGACGTACGGGAAGTTCTTTGAGTCGTTAGACATCGCGTCCTTCACCTTTGTGGGGCAAGCAGAGCAGATGGCGCGGTCCTTCCTCCTCCTGCATGCCGTGCTGAACATCAGGCTGGTTGGCCCGCTACAGGCTAACGTCAACCCGAACAAGATGGTGGCAGTCCCGTACACCACCAACTACGACCGGAAGCAGTTTGAGCGGGATAACCCTAAGGACTACATCGCGTACCGTGCCGGTCTTGCACGGTTCAGCGCGCTTTGCGACCAGTACGGGGTATGACTTAGCCCTGTGGGTACCCCCGTAGGACACCACAATTGGGGTAGCCCCCCGATAGGAGAACCATGCTGTCGCCCAATGTCAACGAGCCTCTCGCCTTCGACTTTGCGTGTGGCGCTAACGACTGCGGTTTCATTTCCAAGCGGTGGCCGACTGTGGAGTTGGCTACGTCGCGGGGTATCGAACACGACCTAGAGCATGCGTCGTCCACACCGATGCGAGACCACCACGACTTCGAAGCCGTACGCGGGTTCGATACCAAAGACCGTGTAATGCGGAGGAAGGCTGCGCTAGCGGTCGACCTCGTCGCCGCTCAGTTCAGAGTGGACACGGCTGCCCAGACCCTAGGTATCTCACCCGGTGTCCTCAACTCCACTACTCCGATCACGGTTATCGACACGACCCTTGCTAACGCGGCGGTCGCATCTGTGGTCACCCCTGTAGTAGCCGCCCCCGCTACCACTCCCCCCGTCGTCATCCAAGGGACGGTCGTCTGATGGCTGACACGAAGATCAGCATGCTGACGGCTGCGTCTGCACTGGCCGGTACTGAGGTCGTCCCAGTCGTCCAGACTGGAACATCGAAGCGCACGACCGTAGCAGAGATCGTCGGATCCATCGTGCAGTCGATGACGATTGCCCTGAGTGATGAGACGACGGCGTTGACGACGGGGACGGCGAAGGTCACTGCCCGTGCTACGTCAGCCATGACTCTTGTCGGCATTCCACGCCTGTCCCTGAGTACAGCATCGTCTGCTGGCCTGCCCACGGTGGACATCAACGTGGGTGGGACGAGCGTCCTTCACGCGACGAACAAGTTGAGTGTGGACGCGACGGAGAAGACGAGCACGACGGCGACGACGGCCACGTCTCTGGTGACGACGGCGATTAGTGATGATGCCGAGTTCACGTTCGATGTTGATGTGGCGGGGACGGGCGCTAAGGGCGCGAAGGTGACGTTGTACTACACGGTGCCGTAATGCCAGTCCTGACTAATCCGTTCATGGTGCAGGCCGCTGCTGGTGGGCCTACTGTTCCCGGCTACCCGTCATTCGCGTGGACGAGGGACTGGTTGACGGGAGGTGTCACGAAGTGGGGGTACGACAACACCACCTACTACTCGGACTGGACGTTCTCACCACCAGCGAATACGGGTGGGTCAGCAATACTGGAATATGAAGTCGCGTCCGTGTTCCTCAACTTCACTACCCTCGCGAGTTCTCCGGTGTACACGGTTCCCGGCTGGCAGACGGGGGCTAACGCGAAAGTCCGGTGTCGCAACACAATCGGGTGGTCGGAATGGTCACCACTAGTGACAGGAACCCGCTTCGCTCTCTACCCCGCCGGATGGACGGGGACCGCTACAACTTCCACCGGGACGGGCACGAAGACGTGGACTCCCGTCATCAACACCTATGGACTTCCCCTTATCCGTATCGACGTTTACCGCGACACCGTGCTCTGGCAGAGTTTCACCGGGGGGTCGTTCACCCTCCCCACCCCCATCGCCTACACGTACACGGCACGCCTTATCACGGAGGCGGGGACCGGCTCCCCCGCTTCCGTCACTTCCCCCATTGCGACGTCTATTCCGACTGTCGTATCGGCAGTAGGGACGTGGCGAGATATAGGTTCGGACTACAAATCAACGTGGGACGAGTGGCTCACCACAGTCACCCTTGACTTCCCCGTGAACACCTACGCCGGAGCGAATCTCTACGCCTACATCGACGGTGTTAAAACGGGTTACATGACTAGCCACATTAGCGGGACGTGGGCGATGTCTGTCTTCACAGGTAATGGTTGGCTGGCTAGTCCTGTAGGAAAGACCCTCACCGTTAAGTATGACGATATACCTGAACTTGGTGGCGGGGTCAACGCTCAGACGATGAGCAATGGAGTCACAATCTCATGAAGAACCTTGTGATGATCCGCGTACCCAAGACGGGAACTACGCATCTGTGGGCACTCATGGAGATTCTTGAGCATCACCACCCCGACGAAGTGGTCTTGCGAGGTGGGCACTACCCAGTATCCGAAGTCCAGCCGGTCACAGGTTCGATCTGGCTGACGATGGTGCGGAACCCGTACCAGACGTCCTTGTCGATGTTCTACATGCTGCGGCGTATGGCCGCGAAGCCAAACTTCGACGTAGACCAACTAGCGCGGATAGCGGAGGACCCCGAGAAGAAGAACCGCTTCGTCTGGACTCCGCATTACCAGCACAACCTTGGTTTAGCCCGAGACTTGAGCACGACCCCGGACATCTGGTTGGAGCGGTCGGTCCCCAACCACGCGCTCGCCTACCACTTTGACACGATGACACCCAGCCAGTTCGACTTCGTAGGTCATACGGATGAGATGACAACGAGTGAGGCTCTGCTACAAGAACTCCTACCGCACCAGCCCTACGGACATCGTTGGAACGAGAACCCTGACAAGCCCATCGGTGCCAAGTACCCAGAAGGTGAGTACACCGAGGCCATGTTCCGCGAGAGGAACGCACGCGAGTACGACCTGTTCGATGAAGGAATGGACCGCTACCACCAGTTGCTCACCCAGTACAACCTCTAGGAGAAGTCATGGCGTACGTTCACGATCCTGAGTGCTGGCAGTCCACCCGCACGACCTGTCCGTTCTGCGACAGTCTTCGCCTTGCCAGCAGCGGTCGTGGTGAGCGGATCATCGCCGCCATGCAGACCGCCCACGACGAAGCAGTCACGGCGGGTCAGACGGCTAAGGCCAACGCCATCCAGTTGATGATCGACAAAGTAAGTACGGTGATGTGAAATGGATAACTCATCAGTCGCACTCACCGCTGGCACCCCTCTGACTATGTCCTGACCGCAGGCTGGCTGGGCGTCACAATCGACCTAAGACCAATCTTGGAGAGTCATGGCGAACACGTCTATCCCGATCACGGCTGGCACGGGTACTAACGTCGACACGTACACCGTGACGAACGGCGATCACCGTCAGTTCGTCATCGTCGGCGACCACGACGGGTACTGCGGCTCGGCCTCCACCTTCCGCATCCCCGGCAGGGCTGGTACAGCGGGACAGAATCTCGCGTCGATCCATAACGCGACCGGTTCGGCCATCGTCGTGCAAGTTAACCGGATCACTGTCGACATGACGGCTACCGTCATCAAGGCCGTCACCGTTCTTCCTCCCGTCCTGCGGCTCTACAAGGTGACCGCACTTCCGACGAGCGGCACCGCCCTGACGAAGGTCGCCGAGGATTCGACGGCAACTGCGACATCAGCCAGTGTGACTCTCCTGCAGGATGCGTCGGCTGATGGAACGTCGTCGGCTACCGCTCTCGCGGCGACCCTCGTCGCTGGTGCTGTCGTGGCTGGGGAGTTCGTCCCCCGCATGATCACGGCCGCTGGCTTCGACATCCCGCCGACGATGGTCTTCATGGGTCCACAGTTGGAGTACATCGTCCTCCGTCCACTGGAGGGGATCGTCGTCCGACTCGACTACACGCTGGCTACCCAGAACCCTGTCACCGACATGTGGCTCGTCAATCTTCGCTGGGAAGAGTACCTGCCCTAGGGAGGTAGCACATGAGTATGCTCCTCCTTCTCAAGCCGGGTAAAGCGAAGGTCACCTCCACCCGCGCCACGACGTGGGATACCGCTGGCCCTGTCCCCGTAGCATCCAGTAGGTCTACGACGTGGGATCTCGCGGCGCTCGCCGTCCTTACCAACCTTCACCCAGACCCGTCAGGGACGTCACTAGCCGCAGCACCCCCGTACAGCAGCGCGCGTACCTCCTTCAATGTGACCCTATCCGTGTCATCAACTGTGGCGTACACAGGTACTACGTCCATCCAGAAGACGAACACTGCGGCGGGGTTTTCCTCATGGCAGGAGACCTTCAGCGGGTTAACCCCAAATACGATGTACAACTTCTCGGTGTACGTGTATTCCACCGTGGGGAGGGCGCACTCGTACACCATTCAGTGGGCGTCAGCCACCACCGGTACGCCGTATGGCAACAGCAGCATTACACCGGGTGTGTGGACCCGCATGTCGGTAGTGGCTAACAGTGGTCTCGATACCAGCGTCACCATCACGATATCGACCGCGTCCTACACGGCGGCGGGTGAAATAGCGTACTACGACGGGTTCCAAATAACGGCGACGCCGAGTCCAAGAGCGTACTTCGATGGTTCCTCGGTCGGGGCATCGTGGGTGGGAACCCCAAACGCGTCACCTTCCATCATCGCTGCCCCTCCCGGTATCACGTCCACTCGGTCCACTACATGGAACGTCCTCTCTAGCCTTACCCCCATCACGTCGACTCGCGCCACGACGTGGGATGTAGCGGCTACCACTACAACAACCCCCGTCGCTTCTTCCCGCTCCACGACGTGGAACTCCCAGTCACAGGTAGCGGTCGCCCGACCAACAACGTGGGACGCTAAGGCCCAACTGTCCAGCCCGCGACCGACGACGTGGCGAGTCCTTGCTGGAGTCACCGGGGCACGTCCGACAACGTGGCGCGTACTCCTGTCCACGGCCAGTTCGCGCGCCACCACATGGGACGCGAAGGCTGCTACTAGTTCTGCTAGGCCGACAACATGGGCGGTCAAGTCTGCTGTCACGACAGCGCGACCTACGACGTGGGTTACTAAGGCTGCAGTCTCTGCGGCTAGGCCGACTACGTGGGATGTCGCGGTAACTGCTGCACTAACCCCGGTCTCCGCTTCGCGTGCCACGACGTGGGACCAGAAGGCTGCTGTAGCCAGTTCTCGACTGACCACATGGGACGCGAAGGCGATTCTCGCGTCTGCTCGGGCAACAACGTGGGCGGTCAAGTCGGCCCTGACCTCCAGTAGGTCGAGTACTTGGGACTCCAAGGCACAACTGGCATCTTCGCGCGTGACAACGTGGGCGGTCGCCGCAGTACTAGCCACCAGTCGGGCGACGACGTGGGCTGTCAAGACTGCGACGACGGCGACCCGACTCACGACGTGGGATACGAAGTCTGCCGTCACGGCAGCGAGGTCTACGACGTGGGATGCGAAGTTGGCTGTCACTTCGACCCGCTCTTCGACGTGGGACTACAAACTCGGGGTCCAGACGGCACGTCCCACCACATGGCGGGTCCTGACTGCTACACCATCGGTGCGCCCGACAACGTGGGCGGTCAGCGCGTTCCTCTCTTCTGTCCGACCGACAACGTGGGATACCAAGGCGGGGGTTGCCGTCTCTCGCGGTACGACGTGGGATACCAAGGCTCCGGTCAGTTCGGCGAGGTCAACGACGTGGGACGTTGCTGCGACTGCGCGTGAGGGCTACCTACTGGAGGACGGTACTGGCGACCTCCAGATGGAGGACGGCGCGGGGATCTACATTCTTGACGCTGTGGTCAGCGTCACGTCCGCTAGGTCGACTACGTGGGACGTCGTCAGCCCCCTCGCCCCAGTGTTGTCGGCTAAGTCTACGACGTGGGATACCAAGGCCTTCCTCTCCTCCCTGCGGCCGACTACGTGGGACGTCAAGGCCACCACCGCGTCATCTAGGTCGACTACGTGGCGGGTCCTTTCACTCGTCGCCGTTGCCCGGTCGTCAACGTGGAACGCCCTCGCGGGGGTCCTCTCTTCCCGACTGACTACGTGGGCTGCCAAGGCCTTCCTCGCTGCAGCGCGTCCGACGACGTGGGCAGTCAAGTCGGCGGCCACCTCTGCACGACCTACCACTTGGGACGCCAAGGCGTCGGTAGCCTCCACGCGCGCAACAACTTGGGCGGTCAAGACAACCACTACGTCGTCGCGGTCGACTACGTGGGACGTTGGAGGAACCAAGGTAACGGTCGCTTCGTCGCGGTCTACGACGTGGGCCGTTTCGGCGGTCCAACTCGGAGTGGTATCCCTCTCTGGACAGAGCAGCCTGACGGCGACGGCCACTGGCATCCTCCTCGGTAATACCGCCCCGCTAACCGCTCAGAGCAACCTGACCGCCACAGGCGTCGACATCAGCACGGCATCTTCTGCGCTGACCTCGCAGTCGACTTTGATTAGCAATGCGGTCGTAGTTATAACTGGAGTTACATCAGCGCTCAGTTCTCAAACATCGCTCGCGGCTGACGCCACTCTGGTACGGATCGGCGACGCCTCCATGAGCGGGCAGAGCAGCATGGCGTCTGTCGCCACACTGGTCCAGACCGTCGCCTCGGCCATGACGTCTACGACTGTGCTCGGGTCTGCAGCCGACCGGATCACACAGGCCGCGTCGGCTCTATCCAGTGCCAGCGACCTCATCACGCTGACACCTCTCGTCATCTTCGGAGGGTCGGCGGCCCTGACTGCACTGGCGACCATGACCGCCGACGGCGCACTCGGCGGCTCGGGCGGCTTCGTCTCCCTATCTGCTACGTCTAGCCTGTTGGCCACAGGTCGCCGAAAGATCACTGAGAGTTGGGGGACCATCCCGATTTAGCGCTGACGCTCGATGTCGGCTGGGTCACCCTAGACGAGTGACCATTCACGGTGTGAACGTTCTTGAACTGACCGACGATCCACCCACCCAGCAGGTCAGGCTATGGGACTGCCGGGTGGCATGGCGCGACCTGAACCCCACACCCGGTGTCTACGACTGGGACCGACTCGACCAGTTTGTGGCGAAGTACCCTAAGGCGCTTCTCGTCCTGTCGGGAACGCCAGCATGGGCGGCCAAGGACCCCACGCTCAAGTCGGCCCCATGGATCGGTGATGGCTCGGCTAGCCAGCCTTCCAATCTGGCCGACTGGGACGACTTCGTCACCGAGGTGGTGACTCGCTACAAGGGGAAGTTGCACTACCAGATCTGGAACGAGCCGCAGTCGAAGTTCTTCTGGGAGGGTACGGCGTCATTCGGAGTGCTAGCCGAGATGACAGAGCGGGCCTACCACATCATCAAGAAGGTCGACCCGAAGGCGTTGGTTGTCGCCGCCGCCGTCCTGCCTAGGACGTCGAGTGGTGGGATGGTCCGTGGCTCCAAGTGGTGGAACGCACTGAAGGTCCGAGGCTGGCCGTGCGACGTTCTGTCGTACCACTCCTACCCCGAGCCGGGTCGCGGACCCGAGCAGTTCAAGGCCCACACCCAAGCCGTACGCAACTTCATGATCATCCTGCAGGCCCCCAAGAAGTGGCTCTGGTGTACCGAGGTCAACTACAACCTGATGAGCGGGAAGATCTCCGACGTCAGTGTCCGGCCGTACATGAAGGGGTCCGACAAGGTAGCCAAGGCGCTCGACGTCAAGCGGATCTACTGGTATGCGTGGGACCACAGCGATCCACGCGTCTGCGGCATTCCATTTACGCCGACGTCAATAGGAACGACCGTCCTAGGGCAACTGCAGGTTTGACCAGACTCTCTCAGTCTGGCTAGAGACCATTGAGCAGGAGGCCTCATGCGCGGCAGAAACGTGATCGGAAGGTTTGACCAAGAACTTGAGGTCAAGTCCATTCGCCATGGGATCACTCAGGACCTAGAGGTCCCGACCGGGCAGAAGGTCTACTGGTACTTCTACAGTTCGGCCAGCACGACCGTCGACCATATCTACGACGTCGGCGCTAGCACAGGCGGCCGAGTCTGGAAGAAGCCGCTGGAACTCCCAGTCGTCAACGCGTACGTCTTCCAGAATGAGATCTACCAGAACGACCGTGGCTTCTACGCGGTGGACACCCTGAGGCTGTTCATCAACTACGACGACGTCACCGCGTACATCCCCGATCTCACGGATAACCCCGATCAGCACATCAAGGACCGCGTCATGTTCCGAGGGCAGTACTACGTCCCGAACCGGATCTTCCCGCGTGGTCAAGTCCAGATGGAGTACGTCGTCCTCTCGGTCGACCTCACACAGGTGAAGCCGGAAGAGATGGTCAACGACATCTACCAGAGTTGAGCCTGACGCGGGTGTCTACCGAACCTACTCTGGGAGAGACACGGTCCATGCGGGACCGATAGATGTCACCCTGCGAACGTCCTTGCGGAGCCGTCATGGCATGGAAGCCTTGGTACGAGAAGGTGGCTGAGATCGACGCCGCCGAGGATCGTGAGGCGTTCATTCGCGGGTACTTCGGGGGACCGAAGCCCTTGACTGGCAAGCAGGCCGCAGGCGCAGCCTTGATCGCCGTCCTCGCAGGGTGGACCGTCAACAAGGCTGTCAAGGGTGGCAAGAAGTGAACCCCGTCATCGGCGTGGTGAAGGAGGCCGTAGGTCAGGCCGCCAACCACATGACCACGGGAGTCCGCACATCAGCCCGCAAGGCGGGCTGGCCTGCGAGCGTCGCCAAGACGCTGTCATACGAGGCCACCGATACCGGCTTCCAACTCTCCATGGGCGAGAACGCTATGGACTGGGAGTACGGGAAGGTCGGGCAGTCGCCGTCCCCGGCCGTTCGCCAGTTCCTCAACCGGACTGATGAGGTCGAGGCCAACATTCTGGCTGACATCGAGCAGGCCCTCAAGTCGAGGGGGATCCTGTGAAGGATACCGACTTCATCGTCGCAGAAGACGAGGCCTTGCACGAACTCCTCAAGGGGATGTCCGTCACCGACAACCAGAACGCTGGACGTGCAGTTGGGGTCTGGTACGGCCAGCCCGACATGGAGATCACGGCCCAGACGTACCCGTACGTCACCATCGACCTCATCGACGTGACCGAGGCGAAGGACCGCGTCATGGTCAGCCACGGTGTGCGTCCGTGGTACTACGACGCGGACATCCCGCTTCTGGCCAACAACTGGAAGATGCCGTCCCCGATCCCCGTCAACCTCGACTATCAGGTGACGACCTACGCACGCAACCCGCGCCACGACCGGCAGATCCTCGCCCAGACTCTGGGGACCCGGCTACCCCTCCGGTACGGCTCGCTGGTCGTCCACGAACGGGAGACGACAGTAGGGGCGACCGTCACCGCCGACTGCACCGTCCGCAGGCTCGACATGCTCAGTGTCGCGAAGCGGGACACCATCGAGTCTGGCAAGCGGCTCTTCATGAATATGTTCACTATCCGCGTCTCCAGCGAGATCACCCAGCCGTACGTCGCCCGCTACTTCTACACGGTGGCTCGGGTCCACATCACTGAGAACGCGTACTACCCCACGACGCTCACAAGTCCGGACCTCATCTCAACCATCACCTTCCCGTAACAACTCGGACCCCCTAGTCAACTAACCTCAAAAGGAGAAACCCCATGGCAACTCGCCCCGGTGTTTACGTTACGGAGTCGGTGCTCAACACCCCCGTCGCGACTCAGCCTGCAGCCGGTGCTGCTGGCGCTCTCGTCGGTCCTCTTCCCGAGGGTCCGACCGCCCCGACGCTCGTCACGTCGTGGTACCAGTTCAGCCAGTTGTTCGGTGGCCTGAACACGAACTACGTCGGGACCTTCTCGGCGAACCTGTTCTTCCGCTCGGGTGGCGCAGAACTGTACGTCACCCGCGTGGTCAAGTCGGATGCGGTCGCCGCAACCGGCATCCTCTCGACGTCGACCGCGACCACTTGGATCACCTTCACGGCGAAGGGCAAGGGCACGTACGGCAACAGCCTCCGCGTGCAGGTCGTCAAGAACGTGAACAACCTCTACGACATCACGGTCCTCAAGGAGGCCGGTGTCGCCGACACCATCGCTGCTGGTCTGGCTACCGCCAACACTGGTGACGACACCGTGCTGGAGTCGTTCACGAACCTCGACCTCGCCACGTACGGCTCCGCAGACGTCGTGAACATCCTCGGTGTCCGCTCGCAGTACGTCAACGCAACGTGGAACGTCGCATCGTCCGCACTGGCGATCACGGCAGCCACCAGCGTCGTCGTCGCGCTCTCTGCTGGTGCTACCGGTGCGGCAGCCGACGACTACACCACACCGTTCGCCTTGCTCGCGGCCATCGACCGCGCGTTCGTAGTCTTCTGCCCCGGCATCGTGGACGTCACGACGCTGTCCGCACTCGACTCGTTCGCCACCACCAACAAGGGCTTCGCGGTCATCGACACGGCGGCTGGGGTCATCCCTTCAGCGGCTGTGACCTACGCGGGCACGCTGACCGCTAGCACGTACTCGGGTGTCTACTACCCGCACCTCTGGATCCCCGATTCGACCAGCGCGTCGCGTGATGCGATTCGCCTCGTACCGCCGTCAGGTGCCGTCGCTGGCAGCATCCTTTCCACCGACGCATCGCGTGGTGTCTTCAAGGCACCGGCAGGCATCGAGACCGTCATCCCCGGCGTGGTCGCTCTGGAGCGCACGCTGTCGGCTGCCGAACTCGACGCGCTCAACAGTGACGTCTCCCCGGTCAACGCCATCCGGTTTGTGTCGGGTGTCGGACCGGCCATCATGGGGGCTCGCACCCTCAAGCAGACGGCGTCCACCCGGTACGTCAACATTCGGCGCTCGCTGTCGTACCTCGACCGTGAGTTGAAGAACCGCCTTGAGTTCGCGGTCTTCCGCAATAACGACCTGCTGCTCTGGAACCAGATGAAGACGGTGCTCGACTCCTTCCTCACGGGTTACTGGACGGCCGGGGGCCTGCGTGGAAACACGAAGGCTCAGGCCTACTACATCAAGATCGACGGCGAGAACAACTCGTCTGCCGACATCGCAAACGGGATCGTCAACGTCGAGGTCGGGGTCGCAGTCCAGTACCCGGCTGAGTTCATCAAGGTCCAGTTGACCCAGCAGACCCTGTCCTAGGAGGTACAGCAATGGCTACCGCTTCTAACATCAACGTACGGGGTGCCCTCAACAGCGACCCGATCCGTAACTTCCGGTTCTTGGTGACGTTTCTTCCGCTCACCGTGACCGGTACTGGTGGCTGGACGCCTAACCCGAAGGTCGGCTTCACGTCGGTCTCCGGTCTGGCTATCGCCACCGAGTCCATCCCTTACCGCGAGGGTGGCTACAACACCACTGTCCACCAGATCCCCGGCCAGTCGACCTTCTCGCCGGTCACGTTCCAGCGTGGCGTCACGGTCGGCTCGGACCAGAACTGGCAGTGGATGAAGATGCTCTTCCAGACGGTGTCTGGTACCACCTTCGCCAACCGGCAGTCCTTCCGCTCGGACGTGGAGATCGCGGTACTCAACCACCCGGTTCCCTACTCCCGCGCTAATCAGGATCCCAACTCCAAGTACGGCGTTACCCAGAGTGAGACTCTGTCGGCCGAAGACGATCTGGTTGTAGCCAGATTCCGGCTGTACAACGCGTGGCCTACCACGGTCGCGTACTCAGACCTCAACGCGGGCGACAACGCACTCATGGTCGAGCAGATGACGCTCGTCCACGAAGGCATGTCCATGGAGTGGGCAGGCTACAACGATGGCGACGGCCTCATCACTGCCGCCTCGCAGTTCTAGTAAGAACCCAACCAGACAAGGATCATTAGATGGCCATCACCGACTCCGGTCGTGTACCCGTAACAAACGAACTCATCGAGCAGGTCATGGCGGTTGCGGAACGGCAGGAAGAACTGCCTCCGGAAGAGCCAGTGATCACTCCTCCTCCGGACACTGTGTTCGATCTCCCCGGCGGCTACATCTCCGTCGCCGGGGAGGTCAGCATGGAGGCCGAGGTCAGGGAACTGACCGGCCGTGACGAAGAGGTCATCTCCAAGGCGACCACCCCGCAGAAGGCATTGAACACCGTGCTGGCTCGCGGGCTGATCCGTCTGGGTGACCGAGGTGTCCTCGATGACACAACCCTCAACAGTCTTCTGGCTGGCGACCGCGACTACATCCTCCTGAGGATCTACGCGGCCACGTTCGGCAACGAGGTGCAGACTGTCCGGTTCTGCGAGTCCTGCAAGACCGAGTCTGAGGTCACGCTAGACCTCCTCTCCGACGTCCCGGTCAAGACTCTGGCTGACCCGTTCGCTCGCCGCTTCACCGTCGAGTGCGCCGTCGGCGAGGTGACCGTCGACCTCCCTACCGGGTACACCCAGAAGGAGATCGCGGCGAACGGCGACAAGACGATTGCCGAACTCTCCACCATCCTTCTGGAGAGCACGGTCGTACAGGTCAACGGACGCCCCGTGATCGGTAAGTCGACCGTCCTCGACCTCTCGATCAGGGACCGCCGCAAGATCAGCGACGCGCTGGTCGAGCGGACGACCGGTCCGCAGTTTCAGGACGCGAAGGCTGAGTGCCCGTCGTGTGGCGCAGAACTGGAGGTACCGCTCTCGCTTGCGGCCTTGTTTCAGTTCTAGCAAGACTGCCAAGAGCAGAGCGGACTACTACACGGCGTTGTTCAACGCGTGGGGCTTCCTCGCTAAGGCGTACCCCGGCTGGACGCTCGACCAGATCAAGGACCTGACTAGGCGAGAGATGGTCAACTGGATGGAACTGCACACCAAGAGAGGAGGCATGTAGATGACGGTCACCGACAACGTTGACAAGGTCAGTACAGCCCTCGACAAGGTCATCCGGCAACTCACCCAGATTGACGGTCTGGCTGGAGGCCTGACTAGCAAGTCGGGAAGTGTCGTCTCCTCCCTAGGTTCCGGCAACTCCATCATGACCAACTCGGCCACCTTCTCTGGCCAGACCTCCAGTACGCAGCAGAACACGACGTCGAACGGTATGGGGATCCCGAGGTTCGGGGCGGCTGCTGCCGTTGGCGCGATGGCCGCTGTCGGCGGTGCTGCTTGGGCGTCGACCCCCGGCGTGCAGGATGCGTACGCCCGACAGTCGGCCCTCTTCCCGACCGCCTTCGCCGCTCCCGGTGGGTACAACGGCAACCGTACGTCTGGGAAGGTCTTCGCGTCGTTCCACGGCTCGTACACCAGCACGACCGACCCGCTGGCGGCAGCCGCGCTGCTGACCGGTCGAGGACTCGGTATGGCCAACCCTTCCATGGGTAGGGTCATGGGCGAGGCCGGGTTCATGTCGAAGATGACGGGGATGAACAACGCAGCCAGCGCGAGTGGGATCGCCTCCCTGCAGACTGGTGTCGGCGGCGTCTCTGGCAAGTTGGCGCAGTACGGACTCTTCACTAACGATCTCCGGACAGGCAAGTACAAGGGTCTCGGAAGCATCGTTGACCAGTTGTGGGGACGCTGGTACGGGTCACCCAGCAAGAAGGTCTCGGCCGCCGCGTTTGAGGCAGGCCTTATGGGAGGCTGGGTTGGGCAGGATCTCGCCAACCTCTTCGGGAGCGACCCCGCGCTCTACCAGCAGATCGTCACGGCTCTCCGCATCAAGCAGAAGGCTGGGGGAGCGGCTGGCATCAACTTCTCCAATACGGCGAAGGGTCCGAAGTCTGGCAATGCTCTGGCTCAGAAGTTCGGGTTGAACTCGACTAACAACCCGATGCTGACGACCATGTCAATGAACGAGGGGCGCGCTGATGCTATCGGTGCGGCTACCCCAGCGTTGATGGCTGGCTTTGAGGACGCGGCCAAGGTCATCAACACGGCCAACAAGGCCATTGAGGCCTTCGCGAACACGTCCGTTGGTAACGCTGCCTTCCGGCTAAAGGGCTTTACGGAGACCATGGTCGATGCAACGGAGACTGCCCACGCCCTCAGCCTCGCGCTCGGTGGTGCGGCGGCCTTGCTCCCGTCCCTCCTCAGTGGGTTGGGTGGTGGGGCGGCTGGTAAGGGTGGGAAGGTTGGCAGCACGCTCGGAAAGGTGGGTCGTGCCGGTGGTGGGGCGGCCCTCGCGTTCGGTGGCAGTGAGGCAGTCGACTTCCTCCATAACACGGGCGTCGCACAAAGTGGAAGTGCCCTCGACCGGGTAGGCACTGTAGCCGCTAGTGCAGGAGCCGGTGCCCTCTCAGGTGCCGCCATTGGCAGTATCTTCCCCGGCCTTGGTACTGCCATCGGTGCGGTGGTCGGGACTATCGTCGGCGGTGCAGTGGGTCTCTCAAAGCAGGCGTCGTACGGCGAGGGTGCTGGTGGTGGATCCGGTGACCTGAGCCGTGGCTCTGCTGGTGCTGTCGGCTGGGCGGCAGGTCCTTCGCAGAACATGAAGGGTAAGTTCCCCGGCCTCTGCGACCACTACGTCGCGAACGCGTACGGCCTTGAGCACTCTGGCTATGCCGACGCACGCACTCACTGGCAGGCAACGCCCGACCGCTACCGGCATCAGGGGGATACCAACCCTCCTGTTGGGTCACTCGTCTTCTGGGATACCGGCAAGAGTGGGCACGTCGCCATCGTCACTGGATACGGCGCTAAGGGTGCCATGGTTTCGACCACCCACAAGGGCGGTGGAACCCCCACCGTCATGCCACTGTCGGACGCGTCACGGCAGTTAGGCGGTAAGTACTACGGATGGACCACCCCGTACTTCCAAGGCCGTACGACGGCTACAGGAGCCGTGGGTGGCTCGTCTCAGGCAGCCAGTTCGGCGAGCGCTACCCCTGCGACGACCAGTGGAACTCCCGTCCTTCCTGAAGGTCTCGGACTGTCGGCTAGCGCGATGGCTAACCCGATGTCGACCAACATGCTGGGGTCTGGGTCGAGCATCTTTGGTTCCCCCAACTACCGTCAGATAGACCCCCTCTCCAACAAGACGGGGGAGGCAGGTAACACCACGTCTGCTGGTGGCAGCGATCTCGGAGGAACGACGGGGGCTACAACCAACGTCAAGGGGAGCGCGTCGGAGAGGAAGGTGGCTGCCGCCATCCTTTCCGGAATAGGTGCCCCGACGTCGAAGTCGAACGTGGCCGCCATGCTCAAGTGGATGGCCGCCGAAGGTGGTAACTGGCACAACAGCGCGAAGTACAACCCGCTCAACACCACGTTGTCCATGCCGGGGTCACGCTCGGCCGGAACAAGCCAGAAGAGCATCAAGGCGTACTCCGACTGGAACTCTGGGATCACCGCCACGGTGAACACGCTCACTAGCGGGAACCACACTGCATACGGCTACGACGAGATCGTCAACGCCTTCAAGTCTGGTGGTAACCAGCAGGCGGTGTACGACGCCATCGTCGCGTCTAAGTGGGGGACCAAGCACAACCTCCCCGGCTACTCGCAGGGTGCGTACAACGTGACCAACGACCAGACCGCCCAACTCCATGCTGGGGAGACCGTCCTCCCGGCGTACCAAGGCCAGCAGTTCAGAGCGGCGCTCGATGAGGCGCTCTCGGGTACTAAGCGGGGTGGGGACGTCACTATCAACGTCAGTCTGACTAACGCGTCGAACGATGAAGCCATGCGGCTTGTGAACATCGTCAAGCGCGAACTCAAGAAGGACTCCAAGAACGAGAGGATGCGTACCCGATGAAGACGGTTGACATCGTTGATCTATCCCGCCGCCCAGCCAGCCCGTTGTCGGGGGTCCTCTACTCGCAGAGAAGCAAGGCTGTTCTGGAGGCGCTCCACCGCTCGGGTGCGAACATGGCAGCCGGACTCTCCACCACTCGCGCTGACACGTCGGTCTACGAGTTCCCCGGTGACCTGACCTACCTCCGCTACCTGAATGGAGGTCACGTATGAGAGCCCCAGAGCCGCCTAGCAGTGGGGCAGCGTCGTCTACGTCGTCCACTGTGGCCAACGCGGCTAAGCGCCCGGTTAAGGCGGCTAGCGCGTGGCCGAAGTCGTGGCAGGAAGTCCTCTTCAACCCACCGATGCACCGGGCTGCATCCGGCGCTTACGTAGACGACGACACTACTGACCCGACTCTCAGTGAGGGGAGTGGTAGCGCGCACCGGTCACAGGTCATGGGTCCCGACCGGGCGAGCCTGCGTCGGGAGCGGAAGGGCGTCCTCTTCCAGCACGTCCAGTTCCCTAAGGACTACGCGCTCTCAACGGACCCGTCGGCGTCCGGCAGGGATGGGAACAGGTACGGCTTCCGGTTCCACTACAACCCGTCGACCATCGAGCACGCCATGGGGATCAGCAGTACTCAGATCAACCCGACCGTCATCATGACTGGGGCAGACCAGTCGATGCCGATCACACCCTCGGCCGATAGCCAGCCCGTGGTCTCGTTCACGATCTTCCTCAACCGCATCGAGGACATGGCCTTGATCCAGAGGTTCGCGTACGGTGAGAACGCCAACTCCCGATTCCAGAAGGAGCACGCGAAGTGGCAGAAACTTGTTAACAGCCTCCGGAAGGCTAGGAACTGGAGTGCTTACCAGAATGCACTGGCGAACGAACCTAAGAAGGCGTGGTTCCTCAGCAATACCGGCCTGTACGTTCCCGACCGTGACACGATGTCGTACTTCTACGGCCGCCCACTGACCGACGAGGAGATCGAGGGGATCTACACCCGAGGCACGCTCTACGACATGGAGTACCTCTTCCGTACCCTCCTTGGGAAGCCGTGGGAGACCCTCCTCCGTGGGACGACCGCAGACGTCGGCATTGCCTTCGGGGTCCCCACTATCCTCGACTTCAACGCGGGGGCCTCACCCGGCAAGGTCAGGCACGGCCAGCGCTACCTCGGTCGTGTCCAGAGCATCTCGTACCAGCACCTCTCGTTCAACACTCGCATGGTGCCAATGTGGACGCAGGTCTCAGTCACCTTCGCTAGGTACCCAGACGGTACGAACAACCCGGCTCTGGACACTACGACGCAGGACATCGCGGAGTACCCCAGTGACGGCGGCGGGTCGTACACCGGACCGGGGTCGCTCCCCTACTTCGGGGGAACTCCGACTGCTGGGTACGCACCAAAACCGAACGGTTACATCTCCACATCGAACGGGGTCACGACCGTGGTGCCCAGTGCGTCTGGCGTGGCCTACCCGCTCAACTCATTCACGATTCCGGCACAGAGTCCTGTCGTGTGGGACTCCAGCAGGATCAACCCGAACGTTCACCCAGCCCGCTTCCCCGAGCCCAGTTAGGACTACCCATGATCTACCTGACTAGCCGGTACGCGGCCACCCCTGCCCAGTTCATCCTTGACGAGCGGTCTGGGGTTACCCGGCCTACCGTCATGCGTGAGGCGGTTACCCCAATAGCGGCTAGCCGCGTCTACCACTGGCGGGAGGGTGACCGGCTGGACACTCTGGGAAGAAGGTTTGCTGACAAGTCGAGCAACTGGTGGATGATCCTCGATGCGAACGGGGAGACCATCGACCCCCTTAGTCTGGTTGCCGGTACCTCGGTAGTTGTCGGATGAGCCGTACCTCCACGTTCAAGGGTGGGTTCAGCGTGACCCTCCCTCTCAGCGATACGTCGGCCACCATGGACTGGCGCGAGTTCCGTCTACACCAAGAGATCCGCAAGCACGACCTCCTGACCCTGACTGTCCGGTCCCGGTCTACGGAGTACTTCGACACGCTCTACCCGAACACCCCCATTCAGGTCGTATACCGGGATGGGGACGGGATGTCAGCCATGTTCTTGGGCTACGTCAGCAAGGTCGCTCCGGTCACCCACGTAGAGGATAGCCACTACGAGCGAGAGATCACCTGTGTTGCCGCCAGCCGAGAGTTCAGGGCGACGGCAAGGAACACTTGGAGGAACCACACCGCACCTGAGATAGCGCAGGACATCGGGAAGCGACTGGGGTTCAAGGTCGTCACGAAGCAGCACGGACTACGCAAGAAGCAGATCGTTCAGGGTGGGGAGACGTACTGGGAAGTCTTGACCAAGTTGGCTAAGACGACCGGGTACGTCCTGCGTGCGGAAGGGACGACCCTCTACTTCCTCCCGCTCAAGGAGATGATCAAGGCGTTCTCCAGTGTCGCCCCCATACTGGCAACCGCGTCGGTCGCAACTCAGTACCCGACGACCGTACTCGATGTCGACACCCTTCTCGGGAATACCTCGGACGACGAAGATGATGAGTCCGATACCGCTGTCGTGGTCTCGCTTGGACCAAATGACACAGAGCCAGTAGCCGTACGAGAGTCCCCTCGCTCGGCTGTCCGGTCGAGCAAGGCATCCATCCCGGCGTACGAGAAGTACAACCCAAGTATCATCGCGCATAGTCGAGCCGACGCACAGTTACTCGCCAAGGGGATGGCCGACCAAGGGATGATGGCGTACGACGGACGGGTCTTCGGTAAGGGTGACCCCTTCATCGCGCCGTACCGACCGGTCTACTTGGCGACTAACGATAAGACGGCTACCGGCTACTGGATCGTCAAGAGTGTCACGCATCGGATCACCCGTGGTGAATACACATGCGAGACGATCATCAGCACAGATGAGGTCAGCCCTCAGAGGTCCGTCCCACCCACGACCCGATACCGGAACCTCGCGCAGGAAGCGCAGCAGGGCTGGTCCCCGATGACTGGGTCTGCCAGCCGGTTGAAGATCCTCAGCCCGTCGTTTGTGGTGGGGATGACGTACCGCCCCGACGGCAAGGTAGCCCAATGGGTAGCCGTATAACAGATAGAACCCCCCATTAAACGAAAGAATGACAGCATGAGAACGATTAGCCTCCCCTTCCGGCTCGATGGGTACGGGAACATCGCGACGACGACGAGCATGAGCCGTATCTGGGCCGACCGGGTACGTAGCGTCATGGCGACCGCGCTTGGGGAAAGGCTGCACCGTCCAGACTACGGGACCCCCACCCCGATCCACCTCTTCCGGTCTACTGACGCTATCGAGTCTGTCCTCGATGTCGATGTCGCCTCTGCCTTCCAGACGTGGCTGCCCCAGTTGAGGTACCTCGGTCTGGAACTGACCGAGACCTCCAATACGGGCGAGGTCGAGGTTCAGATCAAGTACGGCATCCCCGACTCCAGTGTCTCCGACAACTCTGTAAGCATCGTGATTGAGGTTGACTGATGGCTGAGATTCTTCCTACCCAGATCGACTACACATCGAGGGACTTCGCCTCGCTGAGGTCTGACCTCACCGCCCGCGTCAAGTCTGCCGTCCCAGAGTGGCAGGCTACCGACCCGTCCGACTTCGGTGTCGTCATGGTCGAGGCGTTCGCCCATCTCGGGGACATCCTGTCCTACTACATCGACCGGGCAGCCAATGAGTCAACCCTGTCAACCGCGACCCGTCGCGCTTCTGTCCTCGCACTCGCTCGCGACCTCGGGTACGACCCCTCGGGGTATACCGGGAGCACGGTGACCCTCACGTTCTCAAACTCGTCGGCCTCCCCTGTCACCATCCCTAGCGGGACGGTTGTCACGGCAGCAGTCGAGAAGGGTGACGTCCTCCTGTACATCCCGTTTGAGACGACCGCTGCTGTAACTGTGGCTGCAACCTCGGCCAACACAGTGGCGGCACAGCAGGGGGTGACTGTCACCGGGTCGACCGGGTACGGAGACTCCCTCGGTCTCAGCACGGGCGCTCCCAGTCAGTTCCTGCGCCTTCCGAGTGACACCGTCGTCAAGGACTCCGTCAGCGTGTACATCTACGACGGCGTCAACTACTACCCATGGACCCGCGTCTCCCACCTCGCCGACTACAGCCCGACCAGCCGGGTCTACCGCGTTGTGGACGACGGGTACGGCGGTCTGTACGTCCAGTTCGGGGACGGAGTCTCCGGTGCGGTTCCGTCGCAGGGGCACGTCGTCTACACGACCTACCGCAAGGTAGACGGTACGAACGGAAACGTCTCACGCACGACGGTCACCGAGGTCACGTCAGTCCCCGGCCTCAACGCTGGTCAGGTAGCCGTCCTCGTCGGAACGCTCTCGGTGACCAACGATGTAGCGGCTACTGGCGGTGCGAACCCTGAGGACCTCTCGTCTATCCGGTTCAACGCGGCGCAGGCGTACCGCTCTAACAACAGGGCGGTCTCCCTAGAGGACTACCAGAATCTCGCTCTCTCGGTTCCCGGCTGTGGGAAGGCGAGCGCGCAGTCAACCGTCCCCAGTTCGGTCATCCTGACCGTCGCCCCTAGCCGGAATGCTGGGGCTGCCGAGTTGCGACCCGGCTACCTCGACGCCAGTGGAGTGGGAACCGGTCCGTGGACGATCACGACGGAGTACACCACCCTCAAGACGGCGGTGTCTTCCTACATCACCGGCAGGATGCTGGCAGGAACTGCGCTCACACTGACTGACCCGGTGTACACCCCGGTGAGCGTCACCTTGACGGTCACCTCTCTTACAAGTGTCCTGAACACCGATGTCGTCACCATCGTCAGGCAGGCCATCGCCGACCGGTTCGACTACAGCAATATCGGGTTCGGGGCGACGATCCTGACTACCGACCTGATCGCGCTGGTCTCCTCCCTCGGGGTAACCCAGAGTGTGGTGGTCACCGTCCTCAAGAAGACTGCCGACGCCGATGGTGTCACCAACCTCGTCGCTGGCGAGTCCGAGATCTTCCTGATGACTGAGAGCACGATCACTGTCACGGCCACAGGTGGTGCCTAATGACGTCTGGCGTCTACCGCGCCATAGTCAGAGACGTGCGTGACCCCGCGTCGAGTGGCCGGATCAAGGTCATCATCCCGGCAGTATCGGGGGACTCAGAAACAGACTGGGTCTGGCCGGTCGTCCCGGCAGGGTATGTCGTCCTACCCAAGCCGGGTCAGCAGGTCTGGGTCCTCTTTGAGGCGGGGGACCACGACAACCCAGTCTGGCTGGGAGCAGTGAAGCGAGACGCTGCGTACGACAACCTCATTACCCGTCTGACGACCTTGGAGTCCCAGATGACATCGGCCCTCGCGAGACTCACCGCGCACGGCATTTAGGCGAGACCTTCTAGCCCCGAGGTTTAGCCCTTTCACACTGTGAACGGTCCACGACAATGGGGTAGATACCCAGACCACTAGGCGGTTCAGATGGCTGCAGTCTTCCCTTCCTCGGTGAAGGTCTTCGTCGCCAAGACCGACCTTGTCGACTCCGTTCTGGCTGACCACGTCAACGTCCTGCAGGACGAGGTCAACGCGACTCAGTCCACCCTCGGGCTTGGCCTCCTCTCTTCCGCATGGGGGAGCACTTGGGCCGTACCGGCGACACACGCGTCGGTCTCTGCGCGCCTGACCAACATCGAGTCGAACCTCGGCTTCCTGAGCAGCACTACGGCGTCGGCGTCTACCGGGGTGACTCTGGCTGGGGTGCAGACCCTGACCAACAAGACCCTGACGACCCCCAAGATCGACAGTGTCTTGACCAACACGGGAACTGCCACGGTCACGTTCCCCTTAACGGCCGACACGCTGGTAGGCAAGGCGACGACCGACACGTTGACCAATAAGACGCTGACCGCGCCGAAGATCGCGACTATCCTCACCAACGCGGGAGCAGCCACCCTCACGCTGCCTACTAGCACGGACACTCTGGTAGGGCTAGCCACCACGGATACCCTGCTCAACAAGACGCTGACCCTGCCAACCATCGGCGGTACGGGCGCGAAGTTCAACGGCTCGGTATCAGGGACGACCACACTTCTGGCCACAGCCGCTGCTGGGACTACTTCCCTCACGCTCCCCGCAGCCACAGATACCCTCGTAGGCAAGGCCACCACGGATACCCTGACTAACAAGACGCTGACCGCACCGGCCATCGCGGCAGGGACGCTCACAGGAACCCTCACGGCTACTGGTGCAACGATCAGTGGTGGGACAGTCAACGCGACCACACTGCAGCAGGCGGGTGTGCAGGCAGCAACCATCTCCGACGCGCAGGCCCTGACCAACAAGACGATCAACGGTTCGCTGAACACACTCTCCAACATCCCACAGACGGCGGTCACCGGCCTCTCTGGAACATATGCACCGCTGGCTGGAGCAACCTTCACGGGTGCCGTCACCGTCGTATCCCCAACTGCGGCCATCAGCGCGGGCGTACGTCAGGTCTGGATCACCAGCGTTGCCGGTGCTCCGTCCAATGCGACCGGGGCTGATGGAGACCTCTGGATCGTGTACGTCTGATGAGTTACGTCAAAGTCGGTGGCGTCTGGCATACGCCGGGAAACGTCTACGCCAAGGTCGGTGGCGTCTGGCATACAGGTGGGACCGTCTACGAGAAGGTGGCGGGTGTCTGGCGGGTCACCACTCTCGGCATCCCGCCGACCGCCCCCATCACGGGGTACGTCAGCAACTTGGTCTTCAGCGTCACCAACCCGGTAGCCAACGCGGTCTACACACCGACCCTCCTAACCGGTACTGGTACGGCAACGTGGAACGGGACCCTCAACCAGTTCACCCTCACCGGGGCCACCGCACGCTTCAGTGTCACGGCAGGGTGGGCGTCCAACGCGCCCCAGTCGACAGCGGCATACATGGACCACCAGCCTCTCGTCAACGACGTCTACCACAGTGACTACGTCTGCACGAACCAGACGTTCGACAACTGCGGCCCTCCCGGTCAGCAGTGCGGTTGTGGGACGTTCAACGGCTGCGGCGATGGAGTCAACTGCTGCGGCTGGGTCTGCCACGCGGGGTACTACAACAACTACTACACGCTCAACTACACGCCGCAAGGCAGTGGGTATACCCAAGGAACAAACGAATGGTGGAAGGTCTCATGAAGAAGAACCACTACGCAGTGGTGCAGGGCGACCCGCTCGACATCGTGTGGACGCCCATCGGTCTCTACCCGACGAGTGATGGTCTCACGCTTGACTTCCCCGAGTCGAGCGTCCTGCTTGAGTACCCCGACGGTACGTCTGATCGTCTCTTGGTCGGGACTCAGGTAACTCTGGTCAACCGTCAGTGGGACGCCAATATGACTGCCGAGATCCACCTACCCGATACGTGGGGGATTCCAGTCGGCCGTACGAAGTACACGGCGAAGTTCGCGCACATCAACGGCTTCGTGATGCTGGAGGAGGAGGGCTTCATCACGGTCACCTCACCGACCACAGTGTCGACTGCGAAGCCTGTCCGTCCGTGGGACCTCCTCAACCCGAACGAGGAGAAGTCGTCAGCCGAACTCCAGCAGTCCCGGCTTGACATCTGCGCCCCCTGCCCATCCCTGAAACTGGGTATCTGCACGGCGTGTGGCTGTGTGACCAAGTGGAAGACGTCCCTCGCACGGGCGGCCTGCCCAATCGGCAAGTGGTAATCCATGGCTAGGTATGGGACGTTCAGTTACTCCGACTACAAGTACGGCGGCGGTCGGGGCATCACGCGGTCGACCCTCCTCGCGACAGCGATCAGTTACACGAAGATCGAAGTGAACGTCGGTGTCCCGGCTGAGGTCGGGAAGACGTACTACCTGATCAGGACGTACAACGGTGCTGCCGAGCACCCGATGTCGGGGGTCACGGTCTCCACCGGTCTCATCACGGCTACCGAGTTCGTCGTCACCGACGGGGTAACCAACTACGCCGACACGATCACCTACAACGACGTCCCGCTCACACCGGGATGGGTCTACTACACGCTGTTTGTGGTGGACTCGGCTGGTCTGTGGTTCAAGGATGCGGCAACCTCCGTCCTCCTGCCGTACGACCGTGGGACGTCCGACTACCTGATCAACGCGATCCCGTCGGTGTACACGTCTGCAGACGGGAACCCGATCACTCCGCACGACCCGAACTCCGACCTCGTCCGCTTCCTGTCAGGGCTCACGCTGACGTACGACGAACTCGCCTCGGCAGTCGACTCGATCCTCCCCGACAAGAGGGAGAAGCAGACGATTCGCCGCCTGCACAACGCGTACGCCGAAGGCATCGGCATGTCGTCCGAGTACACCATCGGGACGGCCGCCTCTGCCAGACTCCATCGCGAGGGTGGGTACATCTACCGGAACAAGGGGACCCTCAACGGGATAGCCACCTACGTCGAAGCCCTGACCGGATGGCAGACGACCGTCACCGACAGCCCGAACAAGTTCCTCAGTAGGGACGACTCCTCCTTTGAGACCAGCATCGGGAACTGGTCGACCACGGGTGGGACGCTGGCTAGGGCGGTCGTCAATGGTACGACAGTCACCTACCCGTCAGGTCTGTACAACTACGAGTCGTCTACCTCGGCGTGGAACCAAGCCGGGGTCGGACTGGCCACACTTACGTCGGCATCACAGGTCATCACACTCCCGAGTAACACCGACGTACTCCGGTGTATCCCTGTTGTAGGGAATCATACGTATAGGTTCGAAGTCCCCAACAAGCGGGTTTCAGGCACTCCCACTGTAACTCTGGCTGTGACGTGGCTAACCCAGACCGGGGCCGCCGTCTCGACGTCGACCGACACCGCTCGGGCGTCGAGTGCAGCATGGGCCGCTCTCACGTACACGGCGGTTGCCCCCGCCACTGCCGCCTTCGCGAAGTTGACCATCACGCTGACGGGTGCCAGTACCAATGCTCTCCACCTCGACCTGATGTCGTTCACTAGCACCACCAGTTATGTGGGTGGTGTGTTCGCCTACCGTGACCCGCAGACCGTCAACATCATCTGCGACCCGGCACGGGTGAACCTGATATACGACCCCTCGTTTGAGGATGCGACATTCGCGAACTGGGTAGCCCTCACCGGGACACTCACCATCGACAGCACGTCTCACGTCTACGGGACAGGCTGCGGGAAGATCGTCGGTGTTGTGGGAACTACCGCGTACTCACTTAGTCAAGGCGACGTCGGGGTAACCCCACTCGTCCCGTACACCCTCTCCCTCTGGGCTAAGGGTCTGGGGGCGACAGGTACGGCCAGCATCGTCTGGAAGACGAGTGGGGGTGTGACGATCTCTACGTCGACCCTCCCGCTCACCGCGCTGACGGCGACCTTCCAGCGGTACGAGTCCTCGTTCACGGCACCGGCCACAGCCGCCAAGGCGCAGGTCCTCTTCACTGGTACCGGGACGGTGAACCTCGACGCTATCTGTTTCGAGCAGGCCGACCACTCCCCACTCTTCTTCTCTGGGACGGTCGCCGATGCTACGGGCAACGAAGGCTCTTGGTCTAACGTCGCCGCGAAGTCGATCTCGATCCTCTACCCCGGCCGACCGACCAAGTTGGCACGCCTGATCGAGACCCTCGACTACTACGTCCCGCTCGGCGTCGACTGGAGAGTCATGCTCTGGGACTCCAAGGACCCGCTGGTCAGGGCCGCAGTCACCGCACTCGCAGCGAACTCCTGAGGTTTAGCGCTTTCCGACTAAGACTACGTTCATAAGGTTGGAACCATGGAGCAGATTCTCATCGCAGCACTCACCGCAGGCTTCGTAGTCTCGGCAATCGACTACTGGCAGTACCTCTCGATCTACCGTGGGGTCATCGCGTTCGTCGTCTCAGCCCTCAGCCTCTGGGCGTTCGGCTTCACCGGCTGGGACATCCCAATCTTCGCCGCCGCCGCGTCGTTCACGACGATCAGCGTGATCTCACTTATCGACCGCGCTATCTCGGTAGTCGCACGGGTCCGGTAACTAACAACACTAAAAGTATAGGAACCCATAGTGAGGCTTTACATCTACGGAGTACTAGATGAGGCGGGTCTGCCCTATTTGCCCGATTCCTTTAACCAGATTGTCTTGTCTGACGAGAGTCTGACTAGTGGGATCCCCGAACTTCCTGCTTCAGTTATCGTCATTACAAGAGTTATTGCTCAACTTAGCGACGATGTACTTGAGGCTGCCGCCGAGGTCATTGAAGACCCCGACCCGTACACCCGCATGTCCATCATGGCGTCACTTGACGACATGGTCTTCATGGCGTGGGACGAGTCCGACGAGATGTACCGCCACCTCCAGTGGTTCAATGCCCGAGGCATCCCGGTCTACGACATGGAAGACGACTTCAAGGAACTGGAGATCGGGAAGCCGGAAGTAGACGTCGAGGCCATCATCGAGTCGGTCACCGAGCGCGTCCTCCGGACCGTCCGCGCAGAGATCGCGGAACTCACGACACGCCGTAGGTCGCGTTCGACTGCCAAGAAGGTGTAACCTCTACAAGCAACGCTCGCGACAGACGACACAACAAGGACTACTAGATGATCAACCCTGCTCTGGCAGCACTGCCGGGGGACGCCTACAAGGTCGCGCACATCCTGCTCGACATGGCTGGTGACCAGCCTCTCAACGTCAGATCGGCTGAGGTAGCCGAGTACTTCGGCATGTCCCTGAGGGCTACCCAGAGGGTGATCTCCACCCTCGTTGAGGCCGGAATCCTGACCGTAATCGTCCGTGGGACGTACCAAGTGCTGGCGCGAGATGAGTCGAATGTGGCGCGAGTCGCGCCTGATATGGCGCGAAACTCTTCGGTCTACCTACCTACTACTCAGACTACTAGTCATGCTCCTACTGATTCTAAAGAATCAGTAGTAGGGGGCGCTGCCCCCGTCAAGGGTATCGAAGTGATCAAGGAGACGACCGTGGCACGGTGGCAGGACGACGGGGATGACATCGGCGGGGTCGGCTTCATCGGTGAGCGACCTCAGCCGAAGTCGAAGGCGGTCAAGCAGAAGCCTCAGAAGTTCCGCAACCTCGTCCCACGCGAGCAGTGGACGATGGACGACGTCGTAGCCGACTTCCGGCAGCGGGTCTCTCAGGCCTACCTGCCCACAACGGCCTCATGGCACGACCTACCCAACCTGCGGGGGAACCACACTGGCGGCAACAGCCTGATGTTCGCGCTGAAGGTCTGGGCGAAGGAAGGCCTCACGCCTCAGGACTGCGCCACCCTGCTCGACCAGTTCTTCGCCGACAGCCGAGAGACGGCCAAGATCTCCAACGACTTCCCGGCCTACAAGTTGTTCCTCTCGTACATCCAGCGCAACATCGACACTCTTCGCGGGAAGCAGGCCAGCCTGTCTACCGCGTACATCGAGCACCTACAGGAGCAGGAGGTCTCATGGTTCAAGAAGTAGCAGTCACGACAGACGCTCGCGTCGTATCACTGGTCCGACAGGCGAACATCCCGCCGAGGTTCGTCTACGCGGGTGGGGCAGACGAGGCAAGGATCAAGAAGACCATGGCGGCGTCTACCCCGAAGGACTTCTTGAAGACGTACTTCCAGATGTTCATGCAGGGGAACTTCATCGTCACACAGGACCCGGCCAAGGCCGTCGAGATCCGCGACCATGTCGGTAAGGGCCTATGGCTCACCACCCCCGACGACCGTGGCCACTTCTACGCGGCCACCCTCCTGCAGACCGCGCTCGTCTTGGGGGCGGCGAAGAGCGGGCTCTACCTCACGGTGAACGACCTAGTCGAGGCCGAGTCCCCGAACGCCGATGAGCGGCTGGGCGACCACCGTTGGGTAGACCTCATGGTGATCCAAGACGTCGGCACGCATCACCAGTCAGCATCCGGATGGTCGGATAACCTGATCTCAGGAGTACTGAGCCGCAGGTACGACAGAGGCCTGCCCACGGTGATCTCGACTCCAGTTGCGCGTTCCCTCTCGGGCCTACCCGACGACTACCAGATGCGGTCGGCCTTCTCCGAGGTAACGTGGACAAAGGAGTGAGCATCATGACCGGTTGGCGCATCCTTCAGGTATTCCTGTCCTCTCGTCAGCCTGCTATCTACGAGGTCGAACTCAACCTCGATAGCCAAGAGGTCCGGTGCTCATGCCCGACCTACAAGGGCCGAAAGTCCTGCCGCCATCTCAAGTTCGTCAAGGCCCGCATGGACGGAAACGATGGCAACTACCCGCTCATGGTCCATGAGACCGCCGAGGCCGAGAGCATCGAAGACGTGATGAGCACGCCCGACAAGTTCCGCGAGTTCGTCGTCAAGTACGGGAAGGTTGAAGTTATCTGATGGAGCATGGTGATATCTCCAACGAGAGTCCTCGCCGACTCATGGTGACGTACGACGCTCTGACTGTAGTCGAAGAAGTCCCTCGCAAGTTCCTCGGAGTTACGACCGGCGTTACGACACGCCGTGTATTCGACCGTGTAGCCTTGAACTGGCTTTGGCGCTACACTCAGCGCGCACCACTCCGCGTCGAACTCGTCAACTTCGGGGTAGACCAGTCGGAGGCAGACCGAAGGCTTGACGAACTCGACCGCCGGGGATCACACCCCATCAACTACTCGACATCCTTCATGGACGTCGCCGAGTTGCTGGACGAACTCCCTTGGAGGCCAGACGTTCTTGGTGTTCTGGACATCCCAGAGCGCCAACTCATGTACGGCAGCAGGGGCATTGACAAGGGGACACTAGAGAGGGTGATCTGACATCGCGGCTGAGTGGGAGTTGCGCTTAATCAGCAAGGCCATCAGGGAGAGGACGATTACATCCCTGCTGGAGGCTGGAGTTACAGCCGACTGGTTCACGAACCCCGACTGCAAGGCGGTCTGGAAGTGGACGGTCGATCACTGGAACAAGTACGGTGAGGTCGCCACTGCGGTCTCGGTGAAGTCCGAGTTCCCGACGCTGGCCCTCCTGAACGTCGAGGACAGCCTCGACTACATCCTCGACAAGTTCGTTGAGCACCGCCGCGCTGTCCGCGTCGAGGACACGCTGCAGGCTGCCATCGAGGTACTGCAGACGACCAACGACCATGAGTCCGTGATCGTCCTGCTGGAGAAGCAGATCTCGGAGATCCATATCGAGTCGACTCCCGGCACCAGCGACATGAGTCTTGAGAAAGACCCGATGGAGCGCTTCAAGGAGTACGAGGACCGGGAGTCGCACGGTGGTGGCCTACTCGGGCTGCCTACCGGCTTCAAGAAGATTGACGAGGCGACCGCAGGCCTGAGTGGTGGCCAGTTGATCACCATCATCGCGCCACCGAAGACTGGCAAGAGCCAGTTGGCGCTCTCCATGGCCGTCAACATGCACGAAGCCGGACACTCGATCCTCTTCCAGTCGTTTGAGATGAGGAACAGCGAGCAGCAGATCCGGCATGACGCCATGCGGTCGCGTATCTCCTTCCAGCGCATGCGGCGCGCGAACCTGACAGCGGGGGAGAAGAACAACTACAAGTCGATGCTCTCCCGCACGATGGGGATGGCCAACAAGTTCACGCTCTCCGACGCCAAGTCGGGGATCACGGTCTCCGCGCTCGCCGCCAAGATCGAGAAGGTAAAGCCCGAACTGGTCTTCGTGGACGGCGTCTACCTAATGCTGGACGAGCAGACGAACGAGTCGAACACGCCGCAGGCTCTGACTAACATCACGCGGTCACTCAAGAACCTCGCCCTCCGTATCGACATCCCCATCGTCGTCTCGACGCAGACCCTGCTCTGGAAGATGAAGGGCGGGAAGGTGACCGCCGACTCCATCGGCTACTCATCCTCCTTCTTTCAGGACTCTGACGTCATTCTGGCTCTGCAGCCGATTGACGGGGATGAGGAGCACCGAGAACTACGGGTCGAGGAGAGCCGTCACTGCGGCAAGGAGGCCGTCACTCTTGTCTGGCGCTGGGATACCGGCTGCTTCCACGATGACGACATCGACCAGACCACATGCACGGGATGCGCTACGGCGAGCCACTGGACACCGTCATTGCCGACCCAGTACCATGGGCTGGTACTCGATGCTACAGATCAGGGAGAATCATGAGTCTTTCCAACGAAATTGCCGAAGTCCTGTACATCGCAGATGGCGCACAGATGACAGACTGGTCATCCTGCCTTCCTGAGGACAGAGATCACTACGAGAGAGTGGCCGACGTCGTCATCGACACGGTCGTCTCCTACCTCCGCGTCAAGGACCGTGAGTTTGTAGGAGGCCTGCATACCGCGATCACAGTTCTCGACATCGAGTCTGAGATCGGCCGACTGCGGAGACAGCGGTGAAGCCGTTCATCCGTACGGAGTCCCCCGAGGAACTCCTTGTCAAGTACTTCTGCTCGGAGATGGCCCGCAAGGGGTATGTCACCTTCATAGACACCAAGAGGCGCTGTGTCGAGGTCTCGGCAGCCGAGAACATGACGGGTACCTACATCACCGTAGAGATGATCCACCAGTCCAAGCGACTTTCCGACCTCTGCGATCAGGTGGCCAACTACATCGGCCCCCCTTCCCCCAAGTCGTCGCACCCACAGAGGAGCCACTGGCTAACCGACACCCCCACGTACACGTATACGCAGTCGGGGAACAACTCAACCTCGGGGTACACCACCGCCGCCAACCACACCACCGTCTACAGCCAGCCAACTCTCCCCATCACGCAGTCCAAGAACCCGATCATCCCTAACACGGTGGCAGACAAGTCCTCGGTGACCAAGGACGACCTCATCCAGTTGAGGCAGGAGATCGTCCAGCAGGTCGCAGACGAGTTGACCCGCATCGAGACGCTCATCGAGAGGCTGATGGAGCGTGACTGACGAGGAGTTGAACCGCCTCAAGACCGCCATCGTTGCCGACCTCTCACTGATCGTGGCCGAGCGGCTGAACAACATGGAGCAGAACATCATCAGCCGTCTTCGCAAGCCACCCTCGCACCTACCATCGGCGTCCGAGTGGTGGGGTCCCCGGTGATCGACGTCGAGAGCACACTGGACGCCCTAGGCATCACCGGTAACGTCTACGGTGACGAGTTGACGGCGGCATGCCCGATGCACCTCCAGCGGACGGGCCGCGAGGATGCCCACCCGTCGTGGTCGGTCAACGTCATCACAGGCCTCTTCAACTGCTTCTCCTGCGGCTATAAGGGCAGCATCATCACGCTCATCGCCGACATCAAGGGAGTCGACTTCGACACCGCGAAGACACTGACGATCAAGCCCGATCTGGTGACGTCCCTCGCACGGGTCCCCGGTGCGGACATCTACGTCCCCCGACCGGCGATCATGAGCGAGACACGGCTGGCAGGCTTCAACGAGCCGCCGAAGTGGGCACGCCATCGTCGCCAATTGTCAGCAGCCGCCTGCGACTTGTACGGCGTGAAGTGGGACTACCGCAACGAACTCTGGATAACCCCGATCAGAGACCCCTACCACGGCCACCTCATGGGTTGGCAGGAGAAGAGTGAGACCGAGCGGGTCTTCCGCAATTACCCGACCAACGTCAAGAAGTCGCGCTCGCTGTTCGGCTACGACGTCTTCACGGGCGGCCGGTTGATCGTGGTCGAGTCCCCTCTCGACGCAGTCCGGCTGGCCAGTGCCGGGGTGACGGGAGCGGTCTCCACGTACGGTGCCCACCTATCCCTCGCGCAGATCGCGCTGATGAGCGCTGCCGAGGAGACCATCTTCGCCCTCGACAACCCGTTCATCGACCCGGCTGGCAAGCGCGCCGCGCTGTTCATGCTGAGCGCGTCAAAGGGAATCCTCCGCAACGTCCGCTTCTTCGACTACAGCCAGACAACCGCCAAGGACCCCGGCGACATGACTCTGACTGAGATCGAGCACGGGATCAAGAACGCCAAGTCCCGCGCGTACGGTGAGCGAGCGATCTCTTGACCGCCTTCATCTTCGTAGTAGCCGTCACTGTCGGAGCAGTCCTTACGGCAGTCGCAATGAGGATGAAGTGACACCGAAGCCGATCTACGACCTCTTCTACGAGACGGCCACTACTGGTCCCGACCTCCTATTCCTCGGTCCGACCAAGGAGTGCGCGTGCGGGAGCAACGTCTTCCACGCCATCGTCTGGTTCGACCCCGAGGCAGAGGAGAGGGAGATCGCAGGCCGCTTCACTGAGATGGCCTGCGTCTCCTGCGGCGCACTTGTCCATGGAGTAACCGAAGACCCTAGGGAGACAGCCTGATGTTCACAGGCACCCTGCTCCCGTACCAGAATGAGGCCGTCGACAAGATGGTCGACCGGAAGAAGGTCCTCGTCGCCTACGACCTCGGCCTCGGTAAGACGGTCCTGACTATCGCCGCACTGGAGCAGTTGCGAGACGAAAACCAGATCAGCGGTGCCGTACTAGTTGTAGCCCTCTCCAGCCTGAAGTTCCAGTGGCAGAAGGAGATCGCCAAGTTCTCCGACTCCTGCTCCATCGTCATCGACGGCAGCAAGATGACCCGCGAGACCCAGTACGTGATCGCCCCGACGTACGACTACACCATCGTCAACTACGAGCAGGTCGTCAACGACTGGGACATCATCAAGAAGCAGAACTACGACGCCATCGTTCTGGACGAGGCCACCGCCATCAAGGCGTTCCGCTCCAAGCGATCCAAGCACGTCAAGGACCTCGTCAAGAGCATCCCGATCCGGTACGGCCTGACGGGTACTCCGATTGAGAATGGGAAGCCCGAGGAACTCTACAGTCTGTTTCAGGCCATCGACCCCACGGTCCTCGGCTCGCGGTTCGACCTCTTCGACTCTACCTTCATCGTCCGGAACAAGTGGGGAGCGGTCGAGCGGTACCGCAACCTCTCCAAGTTGCATGAGCGGCTCAAGGACGCGTTAGTCAGGAAGTCGCAGACCGACCCTGATGTCGCCCCCTACCTCCCCGACACGATCCACAAGGATCCGATCTTCGTCCCGCTGGACCGGAACTCCGCTCGCGTCTACCGACACATCGCCACGATGCTGGAGGACGACCTGCAGGACGTTCAGGGGACGTTCGGCTCGTCGTTCGACGTCATGGCCCACTACGGGCATGGTGGATCTGGGTTCACGCCGGGGGATGAGGCCATGGGTCGGATCATGGCTAAGGTGACCGCACTCAAGATGCTCTGCGACGACCCCCGTCTTCTGGAGCACAGTGCGTCCATCTACGACCCGATGAGACGCGATGAAGGGTCGAGGTTCCTCTGGGAGTTGCTGGACGAGGACGAGAGTCTGGCTATCGCGGTGGATAAGGCGAAGGCCGTGAAACTACCGGTCCTGAAAGGTCTAGTAGAGGACCACCTCGACTCCGACCCAGACGCGAAGGTCGTCATCTTCTGCTCGTACGTCCAGATGGCTGACACGATCCGTGAGACCGTAGGTGGGGTCGTTTACACCGGCAAGATGTCGGCCAAGGAGAAAGAGGCCGCGAAGGTCGAGTTCCAGACAGACCCCCTTGTCAGAGTGCTAGTCAGTACCGACGCGGGTGGGTACGGGGTCGACCTCCCACAGGCCAACATGCTGATCAACTACGACCTCCCGTGGAGCGCGGGTCTCGCTACCCAGAGGAACGGCCGCATCAAACGCGCCTCATCCAAGTGGCCCAGCATCGTCATTCAGGACCTCCTCATCAGCGAGTCCATCGAGGAGCGGCAGTACGCGATGCTCCAGCAGAAGAACGCTGTAGCGAGCGCCGTGGTGGACGGGGAAGGCATCAACGAGGAGGGCGGCGTCGATATGACTGTCGGCGCTCTCGCCCAGTTCCTGCGAGACGTCCAGCCCTGACTGTCAGACCCCTCCTGTAGCGTGGGGTACACGAACGAAAGACACACCCCCCAAAGACTTGCATGATCTGGCACCAGCGTGTACTGTCTGGGTTACAGAAACGAAAGGGAGAGCATGGCACGCGTTTCGAACACCAGCCGAGAGGCAAAGCCGGTCGACATCACGGCCGCACAGATCCGTGAGTACAACATGGTCAAGGCTGAGGCCGACCGTGCATCCAAGCGTCAGAAGGAACTCCGCGACGCTCTCATGGAGACGATCAAGTACGCCGGGTACGTGGACGATCAGGGCCACTACTGGCTGGAACTCGGTGAGGAGATCGACGGCGTCACTGCCTTGCAGGGCGAGTGCCGCGTCTCCCGTGGCCTTGACGAGGAAGCGGCTGCTGACATCTTCGCCGCTCGCGGGGTCGAGGATACCTGCTACAAGACCGTTCAGGTCGTTGATCAGGACGCCGTCTACGCGGCCGTCTTCGCTGACGAACTGACCGAGGACGACGTCGACGCGATCTTCCCCAAGAAGGTCGTCTGGGCATTGAAGGTCAAGTAGATGGCATTCAAAGTCGCCCTCTGGGTCGTTACCGCCATCTTGGCGGTCAACGTTCTGGTCGGCCTTGCCGCCGGGTACACATGGGCCGTCACCGAGTCCCAGACGGCTTCCAACCTCGTTCAGGTCTCGTTGGTCACCGCGCTCATCACCGCAGTAGTCGGTGGCGGCGGTCTTCTCATCTGGGCTGACTGCGCGTGACCTACGACATCGACAAGGAGTTCGCAGACCTCGACTCCCGCTACCCCGGTAGCAAGAAGACTCGCCGTGAGGCGACCGCCAGCGTCGAGGAGCCTGCGTGGGACGCGAAGCCGATCATCAAGAAGTTGGGCGGGGTGGACACCGAGTTCTTCCTGCTCGGCGCTCTGGCTAACGCCCTCGGAAAGTCACCCGTCACCATCCGACTCTGGGAGCGCAAGGCGTACATCCCGAAGAGTCCCTACAGACTTCCCAGTGCCGCCCGCGCTGGTAAGACCGTCCCCGGTAAGCGCGTCTTTACACGGGGCCTGATCGACATAGCAGTGCAGGAGTTCCACAAGCGTGGCCTCCTCGGTGCCGCTCGCGTCGAGTGGAACCAGCACGACGACCTCACCATCGCCATCTTTGAGCGATGGACTGCCCTTACCGATACTGCCAACTAGGAGATACGCACCATGGCCCTTGCCCAGTACATCAACAAGGGCGACGATTACGTCGCCGATACCGAACTGTTCCTTGACGAGAACGAGAACGAGTCCACCGAGCGTCCCGGCATCATCCAGTCCGGCTGGGAGGCCGCTCTCAAGGCGTCCGAGTCGACCGGAAAGTTCACCAACGAGTTCAAGTTCACCGAGCAGAAGCAGTTGGTGAAGTTCCTCGACTCCAAGCCGTTCGCCGTGTACGACCAGCACTGGATCGAGCGGAAGGGCAAGAAGTCGTTCACTTGCCTCGGTGCCGACTGCCCGCTCTGCAAGATCGGTGACATCCCGCGCCCGAAGATCGCCTTCAGCGTCGTCAACCTCTCCGCTGAGGAGGCCGTTGTCGAATCGCTGGTCGCCAGCCCCACTCTGGTCAAGCAGTTGGCCAGCCTTGATAAGGACCCGAAGACCGGTCCGCTCGACCGTATCTACTGGTCGTGCTCCAAGACCGGAGACAACAAGCAGACGTCGTACCAGACCCTTCCGGTCAAGGCTCGCGATCTTGGCGAGGACTGGGGTGTCGATCAGGTCGAGGTCGAGCAGGTTGTCGACACCTTCGAACCCCTCACCTCTGCGGTCATCTCGTTCACCTCTCGGGGCGAACTAGAGAAGATCGCGAGTGAGGTCAGCAGCCGCTAGGTACCCCCTTCCCTAGCCGCGCTGCACGGGTGCGGGGGCTGCCCCCCCTGTCCAGTCCCCGCACCCACCCCTCCATCTGCCACCCTGCCAAAGGAAATCGTGTGCTTGCTGTTCTTGAACCGACTCGACTTGAGGACTACGTCCTCGTCACCGACCGCGCTGGCCTAGACCGCGCAGTCGAACTACTCTCAACCGGCCAGTTCTTGGCGTTCGACGTCGAGACGATGGGCGACCACCGTGGTGATACGTGGCGTAACAACGTCACATGGATCGCCCTCGCAAACGACTTCTTCTCCTGCGTCATCCCGATGGGGCATCCCCACGGTGAGTTCGTTGAGCACATCATGGCTCTCAAGGACTCGCAGGACCTCCGCGACCGCATGTCGCGTGGACTCGACCCCCGCAAGACCGACTACAGCACCGACATCAAGAAGGCGCAGACGGTCTGGACTGACGCCCCCGAGCAGTTGACCCGTACGGAGACGTTCACCGCCCTCAAGCCTCTCTTCATGTCGGACATGCTGAAGGTCGGCCACAACCTCGCGTTCGACCTTGGCTCGGTTGCCAAGTACATCGGCGGCATCCCAGCCGGACCGTATGCCGACACGATGGTCACTGCCTTCCTCATCGACTCCGACAAGGGGTACGGCTTCAACCTCAAGGATGTAGCCAAGAAGTACGCCGGGGTCGAGATGGTCAAGGGCGTCGGCAAGGAGATCGAGGCGCACGGCTTCACTGAGGTAGCCAAGTACGCACACCTCGACGTCGTCGCCACCGTCAAGGCGTGGCAGGCCATGGAGCCTCTCATCGAGCGCGACAGCCTACGCAAGGTCTTCGCGCTAGAGATGGACGTCCTCCCCGTCGTCACCCTGATGAGACTGACCGGAACACCTCTCGACACCGAGTCTCTTGAGGATCTGGCCAAGCGGTTGGAGATCGACATCGCACAGGCGAAGGAGAAGGTCTTCCGCATCGCCGGTAGGCAGTTCAACCTCAATGCGACCAAGGAGAAGGGCGAACTCCTCTTCCTCCCGAAGAAGGAGGGTGGTCGTGGTCTGCAGGCGAAGATCCTGACTGACAAAGGCCGGGAGAGGAAGCGCAACAAGGAGACGCTCACCCTGCACGACTACAGCACGTCTGCGGAAGCGCTGGAGGCCTTGCGGGATACAGACATCCTCGTTGACGCCATGCTGGAGCACTCCGACCTCGCCAAACTCAGCAGTACGTACGTCATCCCCTACCTCGGGGGTACCCGCATTCACACTGTGAACGGTAAGTCACGCACGTCCATTCAGGACGCACTGCTCGACCGTGGCCGCCTGCATACCGACTTCAACCAGATCGGTGCGGCGACCGGCCGCTTCTCCAGCCGGAACCCGAACCTGCAGAACGTCCCCAACGCCAGCACGGACTACGGGAAGTTGATCCGCAACCTCTTCATCGCTCCCGAGGGGGAGACGCTGGTCGTCGCCGACTACAGCCAGATCGAGCCACGCATCATCGCCTCCTTCAGCAAGGACCCGATCATGGTCGAGAACTACATGTCGGGTGGTGACATCTACACGACCATCGGCGACACGATGGGGGTCGACCGAAAGGCTGGCAAGGTCCTCGTCCTCTCCATCGCGTACGGAGTCGGCCCCGACAAGATCGCCAGCCAGATCGGCTGCTCTGTCGATGAGGCTAAGGAACTCCTATACGAGTTCTCGCACAAGTTCAAGAACATCGACATGCTCAAGGCCCTTAGCATTCGTACGGCCAAGAAGCAGATCCCCGTCCCGTTCGTCGCCACGATCACCGGTCGCCGTCGTTACCTCCCCGACCTCAAGAGCGACGTCTGGTGGCAGGTAGCCAAGGCCGAGCGTCAGTGCTTCAACACGCTGATCCAAGGCAGCGCGGCCGACATCATGAAGATGGCACTAGTACGCGCTAGCAAGATGATCCCAGACGAGGCTCACCTCGTTCTGACGATCCATGACGAGTTGGTTACGACCACTCCGACCCACCTCGCGGACGAGACCGCAGAGGCCATCCGTAAGGCCATGGAGGGAATCACCTTCCTCAAGGTCCCACTCATCGCAGACGTCAAGATCGCAGAGACTTGGGGTAAAGGAAAATGAGTATCTTCAAGCGCAAGGCCAAGCCCATAACGGCCGTGCAGGCGGCCCACGTCGTCAAGCAGGTCAACGTTCCCCTCATGCTGCACCGCTTCCTGCTCGACAGCGGGATCTCGGAAGCGCAGCAGTTGAGCACACTGATGGGCCTCCCACCACTGGACGACGTCGAGGTCGAGATAGAGGAGTCCTCCGAGAGGATCTTCAGCCTCACTCCTCTCGCACCTCTGCTAGCCGTCTTCGCGAGTGTCATGTCCGACAGCGTCATCCAGTACTACATGACGATGTCTGACCAGAGTGCCGATCCAGAGGAGACCGAGCACATGGTCGACCTCTTCTCAAAGGTCACGATGGCGACCCTACGCGGCACGCTCACCCAACTGCACGACCTCGGCCTCATCTCCTACTCATACGACAAGGCGACAGCATGACTGACTTCGTTCCATTCCCTAAGATCCCCCGCCTCAACCGGGAGATCGTTATCACCGAGAAGATCGACGGCACGAACGCCGCGATCAACATCACCTACGATCAGGGCGGCTTCCCCATCGTGGTAGCCCAGTCCCGCAAGCGGATCATCACTCCGTCCGACGACAACCACGGGTTCGCGAAGTGGGTCGACCAGAATCGCTGGGAACTGGCTGAGACTCTGGGTGAAGGACTCCACTTCGGAGAGTGGTGGGGTCAGGGTGTCCAGCGCGGGTACGGCCTGACGGAGAAGCGGTTCTCGCTCTTCAACGTGTCTCGGTGGACCCCTGAGACCATCGGCCACCTCGTCCCATGCCTCCGTGCAGTCCCCATCCTGTACGAGGGACCGTTCACCACGGGGGCCGTGGACCACCAACTCGACCTCCTGTCTGAGTTCGGCTCGGTGGCCTCTCCCGGCTTCATGGACCCCGAAGGTGTCGTCGTCTTCCATACAGCCTCCAACAGCCTCTTCAAGGCGACTGTCAAGGACGACGAGAAGCCGAAGGGGCGGGCAGCGTGAGCAGTAGTTGGTGGGCCAACAAGATGGGGAACCCGCAGCCTGCAGCGCCCCCTGCGTACCGACCGGGACCTCCGGTAACCCAGCGGCCCCAGTACCAGCCCCCAGCACAGCCGCAGCAGAGGCAGCAGGACATCCAAGTGACCATCGAGAACACGTTCGATGCCGCCATGCAGTGGAGGGGTGGAGAGGCGGCTCGTACGGAGTCGTCCAACTGCCCGATGTGCGGGAGCGACCTCTTCTTCTCCCGAGCCAATAGCGCCGCAGTGGTTAGCCAGACCGGGATGGCGAAGGTTCCCCCGCGCTGTTACTCCTGCGGCTACACCGAAGGACGAGAGATGCAAGGACTACCGACCCCATGATCATCCACCTCCGAAAGGAGACCAAGCGAGAGCGTAAGAAGAGACTGTCTAACGGTGATCCCCGAACGGGCTGGCTCTTGACCAACTACAAGACGTACGTCTACGAGAACGACACGGTGACCCTGAACATCGACATCAACCTCCCGTCAGGCCTCGTCAAGACCGTGAACTTCAAGGTCAGCGACGCACTCATAAGCGCGACCATCCCAGAAGGAGCCATCACCGTGGAGGACATCAAGTGATCAGCCCAGAGGCCAAGAAGATCATCGCCGACCTCAACAAGAAGTTGGGTGGCGACGTCCTCGTCGTGGCGTCCGACATCACAGAGTTCGGTGGTCGTGTCAGTACTGGATCCGTAACCTACGACTACATCCTTGGTGGAGGCTTCCCTGTCAACCAATGGCATGAACTCGTAGGAGAGCCGAGTCACGGTAAGTCGTACCTCGCCATGAAGATGATCGCCCACAATCAGGCTAAGGACCCCGACTACACCGCAGTCTGGGTAGCGGCAGAGCCGTGGGTAGCCGACTGGGCCATCACCTGTGGGGTCGACCCAACTCGCGTGATCGTGGTTGAGACAACCGTCATGGAGGAGGCCTACGATGCCTGCCTCGCGTTCGCGGAGAGTAAGGCGGTCGACTGCATCGTCATCGACTCCTACCCCGCCCTGACACCCTCTCCTGAGGTCGCCAAGGGGATGGACGAACTGACCATCGGTCGTGGGGCCATGCTGACCAACAAGTTCTTCCGTAAGGTCGGCGCGGCCATGCAGCGCTCGTTGACCGAGTCAGAGCGGCCGATCATCGGCATCATGGTCAACCAGTGGCGCTTCAAGATCGGCGTCATGCATGGCGACCCCCGTACGACTCCCGGTGGTGTCGGAAAGGACTACGCCTACTTCACCCGTACTGAGGTCAAGCGCGACGAGTGGATCGAGATCGGCCCGTCAGGCAACAAGAAGCGGATTGGCCAGAGTATGCGTCTTCGGACTCTCAAGAACAAGTCGGCCCCGCCCCACCGTGTCGCCTTCATCGACATGTACTTCGATGAGGGTGGGCAGTGCCTTCCCGGTGAGATCGACTTCGGCAAGGAGATCGTCGCCCTCTGCCTCGTCAAGGAGATCATCACCCGAAGGGGTGCTTGGTACTACTACAAGGACGACAAGTGGCAGGGCGTCGACGGCATCATCAACGCCGTCCGCGAGGACATCACTCTTGCTGAGGAACTGCGCCAGTTGGCCCTCACGACCCCCGATGAACCCCGTACCCCAGAGGAGGTGGCTGCATGATCGGAATCCGAACCCTTGTCCCTGTCGTCTGACGAAAGGTGAGCCTATGTGGGCACCACTGTTCTTCACAGCAAGTCTCATATTCGCGCCGCAGGTCGCACACGAAAGTCAACCTGTCGTAGTTAGCACCCCCAACATGTGGAACGACTCCGGAGCCACCAAGGTGTGGCACGGTAAGCCGAAATGGATCCGAGACCTCGGGTACTGCATTCGTCGGCATGAGTCGATCAACGCGGGGCACTACAAGGCCCGCTACCCAAACCGCCGTGTCTCATCGGCCGCCGGGGCCTACCAAATGATCCAGTCGACGTGGACTGGCAATGCTCGATTCACACCACTCGCAAAGCCGTGGGCGTACATGCCTGCGTCTGCTGCGCCACCGTACGCACAAGACGCTGTCTTCATACACAGCATCGAGCGTGGCGGGATTAGAGCGTGGCACGGGACGTACTGCAGCGGCACGTAATCACGACACGCGGAGGCCTCGGGGTGTTGCATGTGGTGCAAGTCTGTACTACAGTTAGCGCCATGACCCGAGGCCTCCGTACGTGAAGCCCCAAGGACTCAAGGAGAGTCAGAAGCATGAGAAGCGGCTCGCCAAGACTCTTGGTGGAACTACCGTCGCCGCCTCAGGTGCGTTCTGGTCGAGGAAGGGCGACGTGAGGTCCGAGAAGTACTTGGTGGAGCACAAGTTCACTGCTGCCAAGTCGTACAGCCTGAAGGCTGAGGACCTCGTCAAACTGGAGAAGCAGGCCATCATGGCCAGTCGCATCCCGCTCTTCGCTGTCGCCCTCGGCGGCAAGAACTACTTCATCCTTCTTGAGGATGACTACCTCACTGAAACAGGTGAGGGTCTGTGACCCCTACTGCCACCCCGTGTTACACAGGACGCCAGTCCTACTGCCCTGCCGATGCCGCCATATACGCGACTTCAATGGGAGACCAGTGGACTACGAGCCAGAATGGGCATGGCGATACACCTCCAAGTGCATCAGCCGGGACACGACCTACCTCTACGCCGGGGAAGACGGGACGCCGCAGGTCGGCGACATCTTCTACCCGCCCCGTGACAAGGCCCTCTACAAGACCATCGCAGACGAGGCCAAGGCCATCTGCTGGGGGACCGGCGAGGGGGACCCAGAGTGCTCCGTACGCAAGGAGTGCCTCTTGCACGCCGTCCAGATGGAAGACACCCACGGGATCTGGGGCGGCCTTTCACACCGTGAACGATCCCACCTCCTCCGTAAGTTCAAGGCACTTCGACTCAAGAACACCACGTTCAAACAATGGGTGATGGAGAATGATGGCGGCCTCAAAGCCAAGCAGTTCATTAAGCAAGTACCTCGACACTAAGAAGCACGACACACGGCTGATCGGACCCATCGAGAGGTACCTCATCTCTCGGCCGAAGGAAGACCGTCGCACTGACGTCATCCATCCTTCCGATCTCTGCAAGCGCGACTTCTGCGCTCGCGCCTACTACTTCAAGGTCGTCGGCAAGGCCCCGGTCGAGGACAACCCGAACCTTCGGCTGCAGAACATCTTCGATGAGGGCCACGCCATCCACGCGAAGTGGCAGAGTCGTATCGGTGAGATGGGAAACCTCTACGGGAAGTGGAAGTGCCTGAACTGCCACCACACGTTCTGGGCGCAGTCCCCGTTCCACTGCCACTCCTGCGGCTCTGACCTCCTCAAGTACGCCGAGGTCGGACTCATTGACGACGACCTCCTGCTGGCCGGTCACGCTGACGGCTGGGTGCGCGGTCTCGGTGCCGACTTCTTCCTAGAGGTCAAGAGCGTCGGCCCCGGCACGATCCGGATGGAGCAGCCAGCCCTCATCATCGACACCGACGTTGAGACGGCATGGAAGAACATCCGTCGCCCATTCCCGACCTACCTCCGTCAGGGCTTCCTCTACCTTGAGATCGCCCACATGATGGAGGCGAAGGGCCTACTGGAGTACCCGGCACCCAACGAGATCGTCTTCATCATGGAACTGAAACTCAATCAGGCCTACAAGGAGTTCGTCGTCCAGCGGAACGCCGACATCGCCAAGGACATGCTGGATACCGCGTTCGACATCCAGTACGCCGTCAGGACGTCACATGTAGCCCCGACTTGCAGCCAGAGCACCACCGGCTCCTGCAAGGCGTGCGCTCCCTTCTCAGAGTTGGTGGGCTGATGCTGTACGCCAACACCCAGTCGCAGGCAGCCGTGAGCGCCCTTGAGTCTCAGGGCATCAAGGTCCCGGCTAAGCCTCTGTACGACATCCCCAGTCTCCCAGCCGACATCACGGATCTGGGTGATGAGGCCCTGATGGTCCTCTACAGCAAGTTAACCGCCTACGCCGACTTCATCGCCGTGCAGGTCTCCTGCTCCCAAGTGGACGAGCGCTCGTATGAGAAGCGCTTGTCCATCTTGGAGCAGACAAAGATGCTGCGGGGGACGGGCAAGAGCGAGAACCGCGTGACGTTCGCTCGCGCTGAGGTCGCTACCGACCCTGACGTCTTGGCTCTCAAAGAGTCGGTCGAGGAACTACACGCATACCGCAAGTTGATCGAGGCCATGGCCAACAACATCGAGCGTGACACTGCGCTCGTCAGTCGGGAACTAACCCGTCGCACATCGAATACAACCCGTCGCAGAACCTTCTAAGGAGAACAACGCATGACCGTCTCACCCATCGAAGAACCGACAGAGAGCAAGACCACGATGTACCTCAACCTCCGAGTCGAGGTCTCCGAGGAGCCCGACCTCAAGAAGATCATGGCCATCGCTTCCAAGATCGGCATCGTTCGCAGCCTCAACTACGAAAACTACGAGTACTAGGAGAACTGGCACCATGACCCCTTCCATGCTTACCAAGTCGTTCATCCACGCGAACAAGCACAAGTACGGCTCGTACGATGCCGTCCAGCAGGAGTGGCTCCGCGTCGTCTTCACGGCGATCAACCGGACCACCCGCCGCCACTCGACCTTCACGATGGACCACATCTGGGCCGAGATCGACAAGGCCGTTGAGAAGGGCACCCTCCCGAAGGCCCAGATCGACCACCGCATCCTCGGCCCGATGCTGCGCCATATGGCGAAGAACGGTCTGGTCGACACGACCGGCTACTTCACGAAGGCGACCCGTACTGGCGGTGGCAGCCGTCCGGTCGCCATATGGCGCACGCTCGGTGCAGCGGAGAACCTGAACACGGTGGCCATCGCGGCATGAGCAGCACTGAGGACGAGGCCTACTGCGTCAAGTGCAAGGAGGTCTGGTACATCGAGGACCGCCGTGTAGAAGAGACGAACGGTCGACGTTTCGCCAAGGGAACCTGCCCTGAGTGCGGCACCAAGGTGACCCGCATCCTCGGCAAACTGACCAGCGTCGTTCACACCATGAAGGAGACGCAGGTCGCCCCCGTCCTCAGTAACGAGTCCCGTCCCTACTCTGACTGGGAGGGTCTGCCCGATGGGTGGACCCCCCAGCAGGGTCTTGAGGCGATAGGCGGTGTCCTCCTTCTCGGGGGAGACAGCACGCAGCGCCAGATCGCTGAGGTCGGGATCGCCCTGACAACCCTCCTCCTGCTGAAGAACCAGCGGTATGGCGACTCGGCACTCAACCCCATCGAGGTCTTCACTACCGGACTGACCACGCGGCAGCGCATGGCGGTACGGATGGACGACAAGGTCAACCGCCTCAAGAACGGTATGGCTGACGATGGGGGAGACGGCGAGTACCCCGGCCTCGACCTCATGGGCTACCTCGCCCTCGACGTCATCGCTCGATGGAAGGAAGCCCGTGGCTAGGAACCACGTAGACGGCGGCCTGCTGACCCAACTTCCGTCACCGGTCTACATCGGCATCGACCCAAGCCTGACTGGCTTCGCCCTAACGGTTATCGCTGCCAAGAGCGATCACTTTGAGTCGTGGGTCTACACCTCCGAGCATCGGGGTATCGAACGCCTCATCGACATCAGTAACTGGCTGTCGGAGAAGTACTCCACAATCACCGATGCTGGGCACCACCCACTCAACATCGCTATCGAGTCTGGGGTGTTCCACAGCCAGAGTGCTGCGGTTCTTGGTGAACTGGCAGCCGTCGTCAAATTGTGGTGCTACCAGAACATGCCGTTTGACCACCGCTTCCCGCTGATGGTCCCCCCAACTGTGGTCAAGAAGTACGCCACCGATAAGGGGACCGCCAAGAAGAGCGAGGTCATGCTCGCGGTGTACAAGCGGTGGGGCGTGGAGTTCTCGGATGACAACATGGCCGACTCATACGTCATCGCCAGAATCGCCCGTGGAGGATGGGATACCGCTTCCCAGCGGGAGTCAATCGAGAAGATGCAGGATCCGAAGTTCCGCGACGCGGCGAGGGTTTAGCCTGACCATGCCAACTCTGACTAATACCTTGGTAGAACCGAACACCCAACGGACCCCAAGGTATCGACATGACCGAATCAACCGCTGCTGGTTCCTCCGAGGATCAGCCACTCCGCGTCAGCGCGGGATCGAATCCCCAGTCAGTCGCCTCGGCGATTGCTCACGCACTGTACGAGACGAAGAGCGTCAAACTGCGAGCAGTCGGCGCAGGCTCCGTGAATCAGGCAGTCAAGGCCATCGCCATCGCGCGGGGGTACGTGGCTCCTCGCGGGTACGACCTCTCCTGCGTCCCCGGCTTCACCAGCATCGAGTCTCGGGACGGCACGATCTCGGCGATTCTCTTCTCGGTGACTGTTCACTAGTTAGCCCAGACAGCACGACCTCTCGTACCTACCGTGGTGGTAGTGCGAAAGGAGCCTTCCCATGGCTGATTGGCGTAGTGCAGGACATGCAATCCGACGTCGCATGGGCGCTCCCTCGGCGCACATCTGGTCTGCTCCTAAAGGAGGACGCGTGAATCTCCCCACCCCCGAAGAGGCCCTTGCTGGCATGGCTCGCATTGGCTCCCCCCGAGTCCCGATGGGCAACAGCGCCATCGAGGCCTTCGCGCACGCCCCGGCCGTCCCGCCCCTGCGGGGAGACCTCCGCGTCAAGGGGAACACGGCTGCTGGCGACCCGACCCCTCCGACCGGCCACCGCGCCAACGTCTCGCAGGAGACCCTCGGTGCGGCCCATACGGTCACCTCGTCTACGCCTCCGATGATCGACCCGTCGGCAGGCGCTACCACCGCGAACGGCCACATCGTCCCGTCTGCCATCCAGCGTGGCGACTCGTTCGTTGATGGCTCCAGCGGGGCCTACGCAGGCTACTGATGTCCGGCTCCGGATCAGCACAGCAGTTCGGTACGGCTCACCACACCGAGCCGTCCGTAGGTGCGTGGTCTGACGACGACAGCCCGAACGTCAACCAGATGGGCGCGGCTCACCCCGTACATCAGGGTGTCTCCGACGTCGCCCCCTACAGCGCGAAGACCGCCGACAGCGTCAGCGTCACGACCTCATGGCGCACCCACCGCAACGGCGCATCACTGCCGCAGCCATACACAAAGCGAAATGCCGGAAGCGTCTACAACTTCGACTCGTAAGTACACACACGGACCCCACTGAATGGATCACATGTACTCACAAGCGTTCGTCAACAACGCCAAGCCCACTGTCGTCCAGCCTGCCAAGGCTCCCAAGAAGGTCCCAGTCCTGCTCAAGGGCTGGAAGACTGCGGTCGTCCTCCCAGACCCGCAGTTCGGCTACCGAAACGTGGACGGTGTCCTCGACCCGTTCCACGATCCGTACGCCATCGACGTCGCCACTCAGATCCTCGCGGCTGTCGTCAACGAGACCCATGTCGATACCGTCCTCAATCTGGGGGACTTCCTCGACCTCCCCGCACACAGCCGGTACGACCAGCACACGGCGTGGCAGCAGACGACACAGGCCGCCATCGACGCTGGGCATCTCTGGCTAGCCAAGCAGCGCGCGACGGCCCCCCGGTCGGAGATCGTCGTACTGGAGGGGAACCACGACAAGCGGATCTCCGACTCAGTCATGAAGTTCAACATGCAGTCGGCCGGACTCAAGCGGGCCAACATGCCTGACGAGTTCGCGGTCGTCACCGCCCCGTTCCTGCTGCGGACAGACGACTTAGGGGTCAAGTACCTCGACGGCTACCCGGCTCGGAAGTACTGGTTCAACGACCACATCAAGGCCGTTCACGGGAGCATCGTGAGGTCTTCGGCGTCTACTGCTAGCGCTTACGCGAGAGGCGACCGGACCTCCACGATCTTCGGCCATATCCACCGCATCGAGGTTCATCACACCACGCAGCAGGACCGGCACGGCCCAGTCAGAATGTTCGCCGCCACTCCCGGCTGCCTCTGCCGCGTCGATGGTGCCGTCCCCGGTGTGAAGGGTGCGGTCGATCTCAACGGGAAGGTCATCACGAACTGGGAAGACTGGCAGCAGGGAATGCTCGTCCTACATTTCAACGACCGCGACCCGAAGTACGTGCTCGATACGATCCACATTCAGGCGGGCTGGGCCGTGTACCAAGGACAAGAGTTCGTAGCCGCCGATGCCTGAGTATGGTCAGGCTCTCAACTTGCGATTCCCACTAGAGGACACGGGACCAGACCCCTCACTGGTCGAGTCCACCAAGGGCAGACTTCTACTCGCGTTCACGCTGGCCAAGGCCACATACGGATTCCCTGACGATGCCGTCTGCGAGATCAAGGAGAGAGGGACGCTTCCGACGTTCGCGCTCTACTACGACGACGGCTCACTCGTTGACCCAGAGGACTATCCACCCCACTACTACGAGTCCTCCATCTTCGCCACACGGATCACGTATGACGGGATGCACAGTGTGCAGACTGGCTGGAGCAACTCGTACGGCTGGTACTACCTACACGGGGAACTCGGCGGCAGCGAAGCCTGACGGCTGCGTGCCCTCACAGACGTGGGACTCAGTCCAGTCGTCGGTGGCCCACTCGATTATCCAGTCTGGGTCAGTCAATAACGGACCCACCGGCTCGTACACCCCACACTTAGTGCAGTTCGCGAAGATCTCATCGCCCTTGTCTGTCGGATGCACCGTTGTAATGACCATGTGTACATGGTGCCACACCTTTAGGCTGTTTCCAAGTATAGATTGTCGCACCATTGTGGTATGGCCGTTGAAGGATCTCGTCTGACCGCGCTGGCTAGCGCCCATATCGACTCCCCGCTGCAGAAGTCTTACGACCCGGCGGTTGAGCAGAAGTATGTAGACCACGCGCACACATACGCTGAGGCTGTCAAGGGCGGCGGCGTGACCATGCGACCGGAGCCGGGTAACAAGCCGCTCCCTGTCGGTGAGTCCCAGTGGTACGGCGTCGGGGGAGCAGCAGACCCGCGCACGGGAACCCGCGTACCCGAGAAGTCGGTCCCGATCAACAGCCATCTCATGGGTGCCCAGTTCAACGACAACCACGCGCTCGGCCACCTCCTCAGCGTCGAAGGCAACAACATCGACCGCAAGGCTGGTCAGACTACCGACGGGAAGAAGTGGCCTGCCGCCTACGCTGGTGGTTGGGCTGAGGATGGGAACGCCGTCATGGACGCATCGTCCGTCTTCCGTGGCGGGGAGACTGCGAAGAGGTCTGCGGTCAAGTACGCCAAGCAGCGCGGTGAGCGCGCCATCTTCGACGCCAAGAACATCGAAGAGACGTACGTCTAGCCTTTAACCAGACTCCGTTACTCTGGCTTGCGACCATGTAGTCATGCCATACAATAACTTGAGTGCCAGCCAGAACTGGCAATCGTTGGGTGCTGGCGGCGTCTTTGGATCCTTCAACTACGGCGGCGGCGGTGTTGCGTCTGCCCGCTCCGACATCGACGGCGCTCGCATGGGAACGGGGTCGACTCCCCACGCGCAGTACCCCGATGGCTACCTCGGGACGATCCGCTCTCGGCGGGATGACAAGGGGAAGCCGTACGCGATCTCCGATGAGGTCCTCGACACCGTCAAGTCGCGTGTCAACCAGCGCTCTTACCAGAGAGGCGTTCACAAGGGTGAGCGCATCGACCCCGGCGACTACGTATGGCCGTCGATCTGGAGCAACGAGACCGGCATCAAGAACGAACTGAAAGGCCGCAAGACCGTCGCTACCGGCATCACTACCCCTCCCACGAAGTTAGTGAATGACGGCAAGGCCGACATCCCCAACTTCATTCCGAACACCATCAACCCCCAGCGACGTGGTCAGTTCTCCCGACTCCGACCTACGTGGGTGTGATGTAGATGGCTAAGTCTCAGAAGTCCGACTACCCGAACATCGACAGCGGTGACCCGCGTCAGTTCAAGCAGTTGGTGCAGAACGTCCATACGGCGTACAACCAAGCGCCCGAGCACATCCGGCATACCGCCCCCGACTGGTACCCCGCCGTCAACGACGCTGTCCGGAAGGGCATTCGCGGGACGTCGATGACCGAACTCGGTGGCGCTGGTGTCGTTGCGGCTGTGTCTCCCAACATGGACTGGGACAACCACAACATCGACGCCTTCAGCGAACTGAAGCACATCAAGTCGGCGCAGTGGAAGGACATCGCCAACGGCGACCGCTCCCCGCTAGCCGGTATGAGCATCAGCCGCGCCGGTCAGGGCAACCTCCTCAAGGCCCACCGCATCATGCAGGGTGAGCATGTGGACACCGTCCTCCCGCGCAACTCGGCACCGAAGACGAACTCGTTCGCGCATAACATCGCGCTGGAGGATACCCACGTCACCATCGACGGCCGCGCCCATGACATGGCAGCGAACCGGATGCAGCCGTGGGAGATGGATCGCGGTATCGGGAGCGCGGCACTCAAGACCGGGAAGCCGACGCGGTACGAGCACTTTGAGGACGCCTACCGTGGCGCTACCCAGTCGATCAACGAGGAGCACGGCCTCAACCTCAAGCCGTTCCAAGTTCAGAGCGTGAACTGGGAGAGCGGGAAGGCGTTTGAGAAGTCGACTCCGACTAAGACTGGTAAGCCCCGGAAGGTCGGGATACATCGTCAAGGCCAGCCCTATGTGTAGCCGTCTTGATGGCGGTCCACGCCTTCGCCTCCATGGCGACGATGTGAGCGACCTCGTCGTTGCCGTACGGCGCGTTGACAAGGCGAAGAGCCTCGTAGATGGTCGCGTACTCTTCTGCGGTCAGTTCGATCACGATGTCTCCTAAGGTGGTGTAACAAGTATGGCAGGCGTAGACGACAGCCGCAAGGTCCGTGGCAGCGGCAATGATGGCGCGTACAACCGAGAGCGGCCGTGGGTCCCTGAGATCGAGCCCCGACCGTTAGGCCCACGCTGGTCGTACCTAGGCCCGTTCGCCTCCAATCAGGAGCGCCTCTGCCAACAGGCCATCGCGGCTAACACACTCCCCGGCAGTGAACTGTTGGGGATAGTCAGGACCCCACTCCCACAGGTAGACCTCTTCCCTCCCCGCTTCGGGTATGACCCCTACGTGCCGGGGATTCTTGACATCATCGACGTAGACCGTAACTACACCGAGCCGCGTACCGCGTGGTTCTCTGGCGGTCCGGCTGGCTACGAAGGTTCCAGTCGTAACGCGCTTGGCTAGGAGGTGGCATGGATACAGACGATCCGAGTTTCCCGGTTGACCTCATGGGGGGCCAGCCGTACGACCAGATCCTCGCAACCATCTACAACGGGTCCCAGACCTGCACCGACTGCGGCAGCCTGATCAACCCGGCTGTCGCCCTCTACCTCGGAAGCATCTGCCCAGACTGCTTCTCTGACAAGAAGAAGAAGCACTCCGTCGACATGATTGGAAAGTGACCATGGCTGTCAACTCTTCGCGTTCCATGAACGCAAACCTCCGCGAGGGTACGACCGACGGCCGCTACCGTAAGGTCCGTCCGAACACGGCTCTGGCCGAAGAGCGTAACGCTGAGGGTACCGCCCTTACCCAGCGTGAGCGCGCCACTCTCCACCCGTTCTGGGGCTACGGCTTCCCGAACTCGGAGGCCCCCGACAAGGTGACTAACACCCTGTTCTGATCTTCCTGCCTTAGGACAAGCGCGGCCCGTCTTTACCGAGACGGGCCGTTCTTGGCGTCATAGGGTCAGGTGTAACCGCTACTAGCAGGAGCAACTACATGTCGCTGATCACTCCACCCGGTGTAAAGAACAGCCCAGAGATCAGGGTCCTCTTCTGTCTCGTCTGCAAGACGTTTCAGGAACTACCCCTCTACAACGGCCCTGTCGAGAAGGACGTCCTGCTGGACATCCTCGTAGAGCGCCACATCTTCCCGTCCGGTGAGCCCCATAAGGGCCACCTCTTCCGTGTCCCCAAGATGGCGTGGGAGAACGAGAGCACCCGTAAGCAGATCGTCAACCAGATCCTCGGCGGCGGCTCTAAGGGACTCGATGAGTTCGACAAGGAGTTCTACGCGACCAAGGACACCTTCAAAGAAGACGCCATGGTCTGCTACCAGAAGCACCTTCGGCCAGACAACGGATGTCCTGACTGGATGTCTGACAAGAAGATCCTCCTCCCGAACACGAAAGCCGAGCGCAAGGATGCAGGCCTGCCTGATCCGAAGAGCGCCCCCGGTCCGAAGAACTACCTCTGCCAGTTCTGCCCGGTCCAGTCGACCGTCATGCAGAAGGCCCGTGCCAAGCGTGGAGATTACAATGACTGAGCAGCCCGTCCCGACTTCCGTCATCACCGCCTTCTACGTCGTAGTAGACGAGACCGGCAACATCAGCGTCCATGGAGACAGCATCCCGTCGGTTGTCGTGAAGCATAAGGCTACTCTGACTGACGTCGAGATCTACGGAGCGGCTGTCTCACGCCTAGCAAGCCGAATGTTGATTGAGTCAGCCCTCGCGCAGCCCATCCCACCGACCGTCTCCGAGCGGGTTGCCGACGCTCTGGCTAAGAGAGCCGACTGATGTACGCCGAGATGAACTGCGGCTTCTGCGAGTCCATCCTCTCCATCGACAGCGAGGACGACAACGCGGTCTGGATGCTCACCACGCGCTTCGCAGCAGCACACGCCGACTGCGGGTATATGACACCACTGGCACCCGGTGATGGTGGGGATTCGACCACCAAGAAGATCATTAGGCCCAGACTGACGGGTGAAACTGAGGAATCCTAGGGACATGGCTTCCTACGACTACGACGATCTCGCACCAGAGGAGATGACCGCTGGCTCGACGTCGTACTTCGCAGACCCAGATGACGGTCTCGACCCCAGCCTCTTCGAAGGCAGCCACCTCAAGCCCCAGATCCGCATGTTCATCCTGCAGACCGTCCACGACTTCCTGCGGGAGCGTTTCAACTCGTCCGAGACGTGGTGCCGCGTCTGGATCGCTGGCTCAGGTGTCTCCTACCAGTGGTCGGCCGCCCGCGAGCCGGGTGACCTCGACGTCCTGCTTGGCCTCAACTACATTGAGTTTAGGCACGCTAATCCGTCATACACCGGGCACAGCGACTCTGAGATTGCCAGAACGCTCAACGAGGACTTCGTCCATGAGTTGTACCCCGAGGTCGCTGCCGTTGCACTAGGCGTCGGAACGTACGAGGTCACCATCTACGTCAACGCAGGCGTGACCGCATCCACCAACGGGATCAACTTCATCAACCCGTACGCGGCGTACGACTGCACCGAGGACGAGTGGGCCAAGGTCCCCCAGAGGAACCCCCACCACTACGTCCACCCGTCGTGGGAGATGTCCATCGAGGCCGACCGCGCACGCGGGGAGAAGATCGTCCGTACGTACGGCGACATCCTTCGCCAGATCCGTGGCGCGCAGAACCCGGCTCATCGCACCAATGCGGAGAACAACCTGAACGTCGTACTCGGTGCTGCGTCCGGTCTCTTCGAAGAGATCCACGCAGGTCGTAAGGCGGCCTTCAGTCCGGCTGGCCACGGCTACTCTGACTTTGCCAACTACCGCTGGCAGTCTGGCAAGGCGAACGGTGTCGTCCACTCGATGCGGCGGCTCAAGCAGTACGCCGACTCGGCCAAAGACCGCGAGGACTTTGAGACGTACGGGATGGAACTTCCCGACACCGAGACACTCATTCGCCGAGCCAGCAATCCTAGGTCGGCCTACTGAGCCATGAACATCGTCATGAACATGACTGGTGTGCTCCGCAGCGACACCGGAGAGTTCCTTCCTGATGGACTGATCGTCTACAGGGCATTCAAGTCGATAGCCAGAGTCGTCATCATTTCCGACATGGAGCGGAAGAACGCCGAGACGTGGATGGCCATGAACAAGATGCCCGACTTTGACGACCTCATCGACAGCAACGTCAATCTCGACCCCGATGAGCAACTCAGGTCGCGCCAGATCAAGGTAGCCAGAACTAGGGGGAGCATCGAGTTCTACGTCGATGCCGACCCGATGATGGTGGCCGAGGCCATGCGTCTCGGGATCCCGGCCATCCTCGTCACGACCCCGGCATACATCCGGCCAGAGTTCCGGCCAGACGCACCGAAGGGTGTCCGGCCTTGGGGAGAGATCGTGGCTGAGACCAACCGCCAGCAGGCCATGAAGGCGGTCGACTACCGGATCAAGGACCCAGACTTGGCGAACTTCGAATGAAACTAGTCTGGCTCGGCGCGGAGGTCGGGTCTAACAAGAAGTTGCTGGTCGATATGGGCGTGACCACGTTCGGCTTCTCGTACTCGCGAGCCGTAGCACGCGGCTTCCCGAAGACCAAGAAGTTCTCCTTCTCAGACTACTTCCCAGAGAACAGTCTGATTGTCGTCCACCCCGGCATCACGGAGGTGAAGGACGACCATGAGACCTTCGCAGCCGACTACCAAGACTTCGTCATCAGCAACATGGATGACATTGCTGCTGCGGTCGAGTTCAACGGCCCTGACATCGACCCCGACTTCGTTCGCCAGCAGCGCCCGTTCTGGTTGGAGTTGGAGGAGAGGTTCTGGCCTATCTGGCGTCCCGACCTAGGCTTCCGCGATCTGGTCGAACTGACCGAGGAGTACGCCGAGATCGCCGTCCCGAACTTCGATGCCCTCCTCACCCCGAGCCACCAGATCAGCGGCCACATGCGGAGTGCGACAGCGAGGCTGGGGACGTCGTGGCATGGGATCGGCATCGCGTCACCAGAGTCACTCAGCCAGAGCCCGCTGACGACGGCTGCTACCGGTTCTTGGCAGAGCGGCATGCGGCGTGGGGAGACCATCGTCTGGGACGGAACGCGTCTCGTTCGCTACCCGGCGAAGATGAAGGAACAGGCTCGCCCCCGCTACAAGGCGGTCATCGAGCAGGCCGGTCTCGACTACGAGGCGATCATGGCCGACGACAACAAGGAGGTCACCCGCCTCGCCATTTGGTCGTACCAGCAACTGGAGATCGACATGGACAAGAAGAAGCCGACCACCCGCCCGTTCCGCGTGATCGAGGGTGGTGGCCAGCCGGATGACAACTCAGACCTGTCGGAGATGTTGTTCACAGGGATGGGGGGTATGAGCGGCCAAAGCGGATCCGAGGTCGCGGGTGTTGGTCATAGGGACCCCGACAGTAGGAACGTCAGCAGGGTCCCCGAGCCTCGCACAGCCTCGGAGACGGCCTATCTTCCGGTCCTTGGGGTCGAGGCTAGGGAGGTAGTTGTAAAGGACGAGGATGGCCGAGATGTCGTTGGCTACGCACCCTTTATCACATCCTCAGAGGCGTCGTTCCGGCAGTGCAATACATGCTTCGTAGCCGCCAACTGTCCTGCCTTCAAGGCCAACTCGGCCTGCGCGTTCAAGTTACCTGTCTCCATCCAGACTAGGGAGCAGTTGGCCTCTCTCCTCCAAGCACTTATCGAAATGCAGGGTTCTAGGGTCGCTTTCGCTCGTTTTGGTGAAGAACTGAATGGTGGATACCCAGACCCGAACGTCGGTCAAGAGATGGATCGGCTCTTCAAGATGGTCGAATCACTCAAGAAGTTGGAAGAGAACAAGGACATCATGAAGATCACGATGGAGAGGTCGGGGAGTGCTGGCGTACTGAGCGCGATCTTCGGTGATCGGGTCGCCAACCTCAAGGAGCAGGAGGCTCAGATTCCGCAGATTGAGTCCACGACGGTCATCCAGCAGTTCCTAGGAGACGACAAGTGAGCGACGGTGTGGAGTTGTTCATAGTGACTCTGGCGCGTCGAACGTGTCAGTCCTGCGGACTGGCCCTGTTGGAGTCCAAGTTTGACGACCTCTGGTCGAAGGAAGTCTGCAAGAAGTGTTCACACCGTGAACGCAACGATGCTGTCAGAGAGCACGTCGCCAAGTACGGTCGAGGCTTCCACCCAGACAGCCGCAAGGCACTCAACAGCGGGGGCACCCACTTCACATCGACACGGAAGTACTCCAAGGCCAAGTACCGGTCGTACGGGGAGGCCCTCCGATTCAGCAAGTACCACCTGTCGAGAGAGGACTTCGACCAGATGCTGGCTGACCAGAACCACCAGTGCGCCACCTGTCACACACCGATCAACGATTCGTGCCACATCGACCACGACCACGCCTGCTGCCCCGGCCAGAAGTCGTGCGGCAAGTGCGTACGGGGGCTGTTGTGCCGGTCCTGCAACGTAGCACTCGGGTGTGCCAAGGACGATCCAGCCACTCTCCGAGCACTTGCCAACTACTTGGAGAAGACTTCTTCCCTGTCCGGCTTTACTCCACGCCCCAATCCGTCTACTGTAAGGGCTCCGGAAGAGACATCATGAAGAACTACGGATCGTTCAAGACCTGCAGACTCTGCGGGGAGCGGACGTGGGACTTCGATGCCGAGACCGGCGAGTGGTGGTGTGATACCTGCGACGATTGGGCCTTACTGTGATCCGGTGCTGGAACTGCGGTAACGATATTGAGACCGATGAGTCGTCAGTACGACGTTCCGAGCGCGACCGGATCATCAAGAGGCTTGAGGGTGACGCAGCGATCCTGACCACCGTAGGCGATACGTATAGCGCCGCCGCACTGCAGCAGTTTGCGGACTCTCTCCGCTCTGCCTGATCCCCTTCCGTAACTCCGAGGTAAGGCTCCTATGACACTTGACCCTTCTGGCTCCCTGTCCAACCCGTACTCCAACTTCATTGCGCTCAGTCGCTACGCCCGCTGGCGTGAAGACCTCAACCGCCGCGAGACGTGGTCGGAGACGGTCGCCCGCTACATCGACTTCATGCGGTGGCATCTGGTCGAGAACTACGGGTACGACGCGAACGACTCGGTCTTCTGTGAGGTCGAGGACGCGATCCTGAATCTGGAAGTCATGCCCAGCATGCGCGCCCTGATGACGGCCGGTCCCGCGCTCACCCGCAACCACATCGCGGCGTACAACTGCTCCTTCATCGCCGTCAACGACCTGCACGCGTTCAGCGAGGCCCTCCTCATCCTGACCCACGGGACCGGAGTCGGCTTCTCCGTCGCTCGCCGTCACACCGAGCAGTTGCCGATCATCCCTGAGAACTGGGCACCCGGTGGCTGCATCATCGTGGATGACAGCAAGGAGGGATGGGCGTCCGCTTACGCTGCCTTGCTGGCGAACCTATACCAAGGCAATGAGATGACATGGGATCTCGGCCTCATCCGTCCGAAGGGGGCACGCCTCAAGACGTTCGGAGGCCGAGCCTCTGGCCCCGGTCCTCTCGACCAACTGTTCCGGTTCACGGTGGATACGTTCAAGAAGGCGAAGGGTCGCCGACTCTCTCCCATCGAGTGCCACGACCTGATGTGCAAGGTCGGCGACATCGTCGTCTCGGGTGGCGTGCGTCGGTCTGCCTTGATCAGCCTCTCCGACCTCAACGACTTTGAGATGGCGAAGGCTAAGTCAGGAAACTGGTGGGAGAACCACGGCGAGCGCGCTCTGGCTAACAACTCGGCTACGTACGTCGAGCGGCCGAGCATGCCGCAGTTCCTGCGCGAGTGGCGCAACCTCATCGAGTCGCAGTCGGGGGAGCGCGGCATCTTCAATCTGGCTGGCGCGCGGGCGGCAGCAGACAAGATCGGACGCGACGGATCCAAGATCGAGGGTACGAACCCGTGCGCTGAGATCACCCTCCGCGATATGGGGGTCTGCAATCTAACGGAAGTCGTTATACGGGGTGAGGACAGTCTCTCCGACCTGAGACGGAAGGTGAGGATCGCCGCCATTCTGGGAACGTGGCAGTCTACTCTGACTGACTTCCACGGCATCCGTGACGACTGGAAGGAGAATGCGGAGGAGGAGCGTCTCCTCGGTGTGAGCCTGACCGGGATCTACGGGAACAAGATGATGAACAACCCGAACGACGTCCGGCTACCACATCGCCTGACCGAACTCCGCAAGTTGGCCCAGAAGGTGAACCAGAAGGAGTCGGTCAAGGTCGGCATCAACCCGTCAGTCGCAGTGACGACGGTCAAGCCGAGCGGGACGGTCAGCCAGTTGACGGGGGTATCCTCGGGTATCCACCCGTGGCATAGCGAGTACTACACCCGCACGGTTCGCGGATCGACTACCGACCCGATCACCCAGTTGATGAAGGAGTCGGGAGTCCCCTGCGAGCCTGACGTCATGAAGCCTGACGACACGATGGTCTTCTCATTCCCAGTTGCAGCACCGAAGGGAGCAGTGACGAGAGACGAGGTCTCCGCGCTCGACCATCTGGCACTCTGGCTGGTCTACCGTGAGTTCTGGGCCGACCACTCGGTCAGCGTGACGGTCAACGTCAGGGATGACGAGTGGCTGGACGTTGCATCGTGGGTCTACCGCAACTTCGACAAGGTGACCGGCATCTCGTTCCTCCCGTTCAGCGACCATACGTACGCTCAGGCTCCATACCAGCCCATCGACATCGAGCAGTACGCGAAGGCGAAGACCGCCTTCCCGAAGGAGATCCGTTGGGCAGACCTCGGGTTCTACGAGACGGTGGACGGGACGGTCGGGAACCAGACGCTGGCCTGCAGCGCTGATGGGTGTGAGGTCGTAGACCTGATCAAGGAGTAGAAACAGGAAAGCCCCCCAGTCCCGATTGCTCAGGGCTGGGGGGCTTTGCTGTCTCACTGCTTGAGTGCGTCGATAGCGGCAAGGGCTGTCAGTCGTCCTACTGCCCCCGGTCGGAGTGCGTTGTCCACCGCGTCATGGGCAGCCTGCACGCCAGCAGCGAACGCCTGACGAGTCTCGTAGCAGATGCAGTCGCCCGCGTCACACTCCACGCACCGACCGGACGATCCCGAAACGATCCGATGCGGGACGGGCAACCCTTCGGCCTTGATCGTCTGAGCGTTGCGCCACTCAGCGGGGCAAGGCGCAGAGTATGGGCACTCTGGCAGATGCTCAGTCATCCCTGCTCCCTCTCACTTTCGGTGTTGGCGCCCAAACGGAAGGCCGTGCTTCGGCCTCTGCCAGCAGCGACAGGATGCGCTGAACGGCCTTGTCCACGGCGGCACTCGCCAAGGTGCTGTCGAACACGCCAGTCGGCTTCGGGTCCCAGCACAGCGACACATATCCGGCTGTCTCACCGATCACCCCAGCGACCAGTTCCTCAACGGTGATGTCCTCTTCTGCTCCGTGCTCAGTCATCCCTGCTCCCTCTCACTTTCGGTGTTGGCGCCCAATGTGGACCGTCGATCACGGCCATAACCGACTCAAACCACAACGGTGTTTGCAACTCGTCCACGCCCTTACGGATGCGGTCCCGTTCCGCCTTCACGCCAGCGTCAAAGGCTTCATGGTTGTCCTTCTGGAAGCAGAACTCATGCGCCTTCGCAGTTGCCTGTTGCTCGGCTGCACGCAGACGGTCGCAGATGCACTCGGCGTAGAAGTCCCCATGCTCGCCCGGTGTCGTCATCAGGCAGTCGGGCAGATGCTCGGGGATGAGCGGTGAATCAGCCGTGTAGGTCATGACTCCACCTTCTCGATGAACGTGACCTTCCAGACCTCGGCGTCTGGGGCGTGTACGACGTCGTCTGTCTCCTCCCAGCGGAGGGACTTCCGGTTGACCTGCTGTGCCGCATACCGCTTGGCGTTAGCCAGACTAGTCCACGCCGACATCTGGAACGACTTGTCCAACTCGTCTAGGTCTAGCCGAAGTACCCCACTGACGTCTCTCACCAGTGGGACGCTGAGGTTGTGAAGTAGGAGGTATGCCGACCCCGGCAGGTTCTCCTTGATGATGACGAAGCGGTGCTCGACCTTCTGCTTACGGGGTGCCATGGTTTGCCTTTCGGATGAAGTCGGAGACGGCCTTGCTGGCCTTGCTCCGTTGGCGGTCGACTGCGTGCTGGTACTTCATGGTCGTGATGATGTTGGCGTGGCCAAGTAGGTCCTTCGTCTCGGGGAGGCTCACACCTTCCGCAACCAGATTGGTCGCGTAGGCATGCCGTAGGTCGTGCGTCCTCGGGTACCAGTCGAGACCGGCAGCCTCGATGGCCTTCCTCCAGACCTTCCTCCACCTATCGTTCGGGAGGTGGCCGGTCACGTTTGTGGCAGACCGCCTCGCACGGGCGTTCGACAGGACACGGTCCTTCGGGAAGACGAGGGAGTCGGCAGATAGACCTCGGACCCAGTCCTCGATCATGGTGGCGACCTCGGCTGGGACGGGGAGGTAGCGGCCACGGGAGATGCCACCCTTCGTCCCCTCGACCACCGCGTAGCGGGAGCCCCGGTTCCGACGAGAGCCGACCTGTGACGCACGACGGACGATGGCCACCTCGTTCGTCCGGAAGTTGAAGTCGCGGACGCGGACCTCGGACGCCTCCCCGAACCGTGTGCCGGTAGCGACGAGGAAGAGGGCGAAGAGGCGGGAACCCTGAGTAGGGAGGTTGGCGAGGATGGCACCGAACGTCTCCTCGTCAACGAGGTCGAACGGCTTCGACGGCGGGATCGGGATCTTGATGCCGTGGGTCGGGTTGGCCAGTACGACGGTAGGGACGAGAGGCTTGAATGACGAGCCGATGGCCGCCTTGCATTGAGCCACCGTATGAGAACTGGCCCCCTTACTACGGATGTCAGCCAGAGCCCCTTTCACAGTGTGAATGGTGATCGCCCCGACCGGCATGTGCCCGATGAGGGGGAGGACGTGCTTCCTCAGGTGGGTCTCATACCCGTTCATCGTGACCGGGAGGACGGAGTCGGTCAGGAACCACGCCTCGATGTAGTCGGCGTACCTCTGGCTGGCCACACCGTGGGTAGGAGTGCCGGGGTTGCGTTCGGCATCGGCTGCCCTGATGAGGGCCTCACCCTCCGTGTCGAACGTACCGGCAGACCGACGACGACCTAGGGCGTCGAGGTAGTACGCGGTGTAGCGACCGTTACGTGCTGCTGTGTAGACCATGTGACTTCACTCCTATTATCGTGGGTTCGTCACCATGGTGGCGAGACTCGTTGTCCAGCCGTAGACACCGGAAGGTGCCTCCGACCGGGTGGAACGCCATTGGGTATGGGTTGGTTGTTTGGTAGCGCACTTGACTGGGGGTCAAGGGGTCGTGGGTTCGAATCCCGCCAGCCCGACGGTTCATCCCCTCACCACCTCTCGCTTCCGCATGCCCAACGCCTCACCACCAAGGTGGCACCCTGATGGTAGGTTCTCCACAGGTCGGCGGCAATAGTCAGATGGCGAACCACCAGACCATTGCCGCGACCTGCCACCGGGGCTACGGGACGACCGCGTCGATAGCGGCAAGGGCTTGGCGCATGGCCTCGGGGTCGGGGTAGCCAGATGCGAGTGCGACGGCGACGGCTTCCCGAGCAGCCTTCAACGTGCGTTGTTCGGCCCAACGTAGTCGGGCACAGATGCACTGGTTTCCGCGCAGATAGTCCTCGGCAAGCCCGTGCCTACTGCACTCGGGCAGATGGTCGCTCATGGCTTCCCCTCCAACAACTTGGCGACATCGAGATACGCCTGCGCCCCAGCGGGTCCAAGATCGGCCCACGGGCTGATAACTTCCAGCGCAGCCTCCAGACCGTCAGCGAACGCGGCCTTGATGTTGCCGTCGTAGTTCACGTCCATGCCGCGCTTGTAGCCCCGCTGCTCGGCTGTACGCAGACGATCACAGATGCAGAACTGGCTCAGCGAGATATCGCAAGGGCACTCGGGCAGATGCTTACTCATTCTGCTGTCTCCCTCAAACTCGCTGCACGGGCACTCGGCTCCCGGCCTACCGGGCAGGGCGTGACCGAGACACCCGCTCGCGGTCAGCGCGTGTGCTGCTCTGATGTGATCGCAGTGCTGACATCGCTGCGAGTGGTATCCGACCTTTGGCCCCTCCGCTCGGGCTGCTGCGACATCGGTTTCCCAGATCGGAAGGTTCTCCTCTATCGCCATCTTGCGACCCTCTAGTCGGGCTGCTGCGACAGCGGCCTCGGCGTCCTTGGCCTTGACCCACGGACCATCGTCACGTCCGTCTACGAACATCTCACTCATGCCGCCTCCACCGCCTGACGGAGGAACGACCGCAGGTAGCGGAGATCCTTCTCGGCCTGACGACGAGCCGCCTGCTCCTTCCGGAGGCGGGTCTTGAGGCTGTTGTTCTCCCTCATGACCTTCGCGATCTCGGACGGAGTCGGCTGCTCGGCCACCTTCTGCAGGATCTCGATGGCCTTCCGGACCTCGCTCGTCTCCCGCAACCTCTTACGGTCGCGGTGGGCCTTGAGGTGCCCGATGACGGAGATGTACTTCGGGAACTCCCGCTCGCACTCGGAACACCGGTAGACGGTATCCCCGTTGGAGTAGAGGACGGTCTTGACGAGCGAGGTGACCTTCCCCTTCGGCTTACCTACCGGGATGACGGTATCGGTGACCTCGATGACTGGGAGACCAACATGGTTACTCATTGCTGACACCACACTTTCTATTGAAGAAGTCGTAGAACTGGTCGATGGTGATGTAGGGCGGTGGCTGGATCGAGCGCTGCTTGGTATCGAAGCCAGCCCACGCATCTTCGGGCGTCATGATGAAACTGGCGCATACCCCAGTACGGTCGTCGTCGTTGGAGTACTGCCAGAGCCGCTCCATGTACTCCAGAGTGAACGGCTCCTCGGTGTAGACAGGGGCGTCAGGAACAGGCGCGGCCGTCTCGGTGACTGTCACGGTGGCAGTCGGTGTTCCAGCGCAGGCCGTCAGAGAGGCAGCGGCGAGTGCTACAGCGATTACGAACTTCTTCATGACTCCTCCTCCTCGTTGTCGTTCACGGTGTGAACGGTGTCGCGGTCGATTACCCACTGGTCGATGGTCGTCTTCTCCCAGACGGGGGAGCGGCCGAAGTACTTGTCGGCTGGCGGCATCTTGTCGAACTTGTGGTACCAGCGGACGGTCTCTCGTTTCAGACCGACGTAGTTTGCTACTGCGGTCGTATCCATGAGGTCGGACATGGTTTGATCTCCTTTATGGCTACTAGGTTGATGAGAATCTGTGACGTATGCGAGGCCCCCACTAACCGGGATCCCGTGAGGCTGGGCTGGCAGTCGGCGTTCTACGAGGCCGACCTATGCGAGAAGCATGGTGGTGACCTGATCGACCTGATCGAGTCGTTCATCCCCAAAGCCCGCCGCCTTGGTGCCGACACCTCACCGAGACCTGAGGCGCTCAGTGCGCCTTCCCCTCGTCGTGTGAAGGTTGACACCAAGGACGTGCGGGAGTGGGCGAAGAGGAACGGGATCGAGGTCAACGAGAAGGGTCGTGTACCTGAGGCCCTCATCGTCCAGTTCACAGAGGCGACTCGCTAGCCCCAAGGCCGTCGATAGCGGCGAGGGCGTCACCCTTGGCGTGTAACACCCGCAGTTCAGTGGCAGCCACCGCGTCGCGCGCAGCCTTGACGCCAGCGAGGTACTGAGCGCCCATGCTCGGATCTGGCGGTTGATCCTTAGCCAGCAGTTCGTCGGTCAGGGCTTGGACCATCGGCTCCCAGTTCTCACGCTCATCAGCACGGGCACCGGACACGACGCGCTCCAGCCAGATTCGCGTGGACGGCCTGTGCAGGACCTGCTCTGCCAGCGGGTTGGGGCACGGCCCCATGTGGACACCCTCTCCGCAGAGGACGCGGTGGAGGTCAGCCAGCAGGTAGTCGATTGGGTCTACTTCTGGTCGCTCGCTCATTTGCTTCCCTTCCTGTTGAACTTGACGGTCTTGCCGGGGTAGGTCTTCCCCTTCTTCTCGGCCAGTAGTTCACCGATACGGTTCGGGTCGAAGACAGGTGGGGCCTCGCGCTCGACGGCAGCGGAGTACTGGTCGAGGTAGACGCTCATGTTGTGCCCGATGAGGTGCGACAAGTCGGCACCGATGACAGCGGGTTGGTACATCTGGGCGTACGACTGCTGCCTCAACTTCTGGACGGCGCTCTGCACCGCTGAGGTGGTGAGGACGGCCGGTGGTTGTGGAGGCGTTCGGTCGAGTTCTTCGTACGTATACCGGTCGGCCTCCCGCCACGACCACTCGGCACCCCACCTATCGTTAGCCATGGCGGCTCGGATGTCACCCTCGGCATCGAAGAACGAACGGGCGAGGTGCCGTAGCGCGTACTCGTACATCTCCTTGTCATCCGAGTCGTAGAACGCGTCCTCAGGGAAGGAGACGGTGAACTTGATGACCACCTCCCTGCTCACGACGTACGCCCCGCCGGGAAGACCCGCGTGTCGAGGATCGACGGGTGGCTATCGAGTCCCTCGATGGTCTCCCCACCCTCAAAGTAGGCGTTAGCCAGAGTGGAGAGTGCCTCCCTGACTAGACGGTTGTTGAGGTCGACCACGCCACCCTTCTTGTCCCCACGCTTGACGGTGACGATGAAGGTGATGTTGAACTCGTCGTCCGGTGACTTCCGCAGTTGGCGGGGAGGCAGGGCGTTCCCGGCATCTGGGGTCTTGTACGCACCAATGGCGGCGATCACGGTCCTGTACTCCGCGAGGCTGTCGGTCGTAGGCCATGGATCGAAGATGTCGTCGTTCATGCTGCTACTCCATCGAGGGTGAGGGGGGCGTTCCACTCGTCTGAGCCGATCTGCACGCCAGCGGTCTCGCGTGCCTTCTGTAGTAGGGCTGGCCGCTCGGCCGTCATGGCCCGGTGCTCCTTGATCACATCGGTGTACTGCTCGATGAGGTCGGCCGGGTCGAGCCCGTTGATGGTCTCCCCGCGTGCCTGCGAGTACTTCATCCAGAGGAGGAACATCTGCTGGATGAAGTCCTCCTTCGTCCTGAGGGCGGACAGGAACTCGTAGAACGGGTTGTTGTACCGGTGCATCCAACCCTCGGCATCCCTATTGGAGAAGCCTGCGACGGCCGCGAGGACCTCCATCTTGGTGCTGACCATCGACCTGAGGACTTCGTTGATCGCATCGTTCTTCAGCGCCTCCGCGTTGGCCGCAGCCTCCCCATGCAGGATCGTATGGATGCGGTCGTCATCGGTGACGGGGTAGCGGACTACGGCGGCAGACTTGGAGATGACGTACCCACCATCGCGCATCTCGGCCAAGACCACTCGGTCGCGGGTCAGGCTGGCGTCGTGGGTGAACCACTGCTGGGTCGTGTACTCACGGCCGCGCACGGCGAACGTATGCTTGACGTAGCCACCACTCTTGGGGTCGGCCTCCCACGGCTTTGCCTCCCAGCGGCCGATGGCGAGGATGATGCAGTTGTAGTTGGACGCGGTACCGGAGACCTGCACGATGTCCCCGACCTTCAGTTCTGCGATCTTCACGATGCTCCCTCTCTTTCGTTCACAGTGTGAATGGCTTACGTATGGTGCGCCGTCAGGTGCTGCCCCTGATGACCCCGCTGGAGCGGCGCGTTTGTGGCGGCTATCTACGGAAGGAGTTGATGATCGCGGTCATGGTGAAGAACCCGAGACCGAACATGACGGGGTCGACCCCGCTGTTGTGGTACGGATCCCCGGTCGGTCGCCCGAACGAGCGCGGGTCGTTGAACGGGACGGTGAACTGCTGCGCGTTGTCAGTAGGCAGCGGCTGGATGGATGGGATGTAGTCGTACGCGTACCTATCGGCGTACCTCGGGTCTGACATGACATTCCTTTCACACTGTGAAGGGTTGGGGGTGCGCCGGTTGACGCACCCCCTGACTGCTAGCGACGACGCATCGTGCGCCGGATCGACTCGGTGACGATCCCGCTGACGAAGGGGACGAGGTCGTCCACAGTCACCGACTGGTGCATCTGCACACCGTGGCTGTTGTTGGACCCGTAGTTCCCGTAGCCACCCGACTTGATGAAGCCGAGAGCGGTGATGACGCCAGCGCTGTTGAGCCGCGCTATGTACTCCTCGCTCGACACGCCGTCCTCATCGGAGTCGGCGTACCACTCACCATCGGTGAAGACGATCAGCACCTTCTGGGCCTTGTCGGAGCCAGCGAAGATGCGAGCGGCCTGCGAGAAGGCGTCGACCGGGTTCGTCCCACCAGCGTGGAACGAGTACCGCACGTCGGTCGTCGCCCGCTCGGTCCGGTGGTAGAGGATGCGAGAGGAGTCATCGAACGTGAGGACGGTCGCCGACGCACCGATCTTGTCGAGTGCGCGCTTGAGAACCCACATCGCCGAGATCGACTGGTTGCGAACTGAGTTCATCGAACCCGACTCGTCAACCGCAATGACGACCTCAAGTGAGGACGCCTCATGGACACCGTCGTCCCACGTATCGAACGCCGACCCGTAATCCTTCTCACGGGTGAAGCGGTCGACGTTGATCCGGCCGGACGCCTGACGGTCGTGCCAGCCGGGATCGGCCTGCTGCAGGAGGCGGCTCAGGGAGCGGAAGAGTTCCCCGAACTTGAGACCGAACTCGACGTTCGGCTCCTGCGGAGTCCACGACGCACGCTCAAGGATGTCGGAGCCGGTCAGCCCACGCAGGGTGCGCTGGGTCTGCCGGATGTCTTCCTTGACGACGTCGCTGTTGAGGATCTCATCGAGGACGTCCTCGCAGATGTTCCTGAGGATGTTCTCCTTGGAGCCAGCCCCGTTGCCAGCAGCGTTACCCGAAGGCTCGGCATCGTTGGCGTCGGCCGACTCGGACTGACCCTTCTGGCCCTTGCCAGACTGCTCACCCTTGCCAGACTCTGAGTCAGACTCGCCGGAGTCGCTGGGCTCGCCAGCCTCTCCTGCCTCGTCGCCCTCGGCGTCGCCCTGACCCTGACCCTCGGACTCGTCGCCCTCATCGGACTCGTCGCCCTGCTCGTCGCCTTGACCTTCGGACTCGTCAGCCTCGTCGGCGTCCTCATCCTTCGACTCAGGCTTCGGCTGAGGCTCGACCTCGTCCTCACCATCCTTCGCCTTGTCGCGGGTCTGCTTCTGCTCGGTCTGCCCCTTCGGGCGTCCCTTGTCGATGTCGACGGGGCGACCCTCACAACCGCTGGGGCCGTCTTCGTTCTGAGGCGGGTTGACCTCGCGGAGGATCTCGGCGTAGCGCTCGATGAGGGGCTTGGCCTTCTCGTAGTCGGCCGGGAAGGCGAGAGTGCGGTACTCGTCCACGATGGCGTCGACCTCGGGGAGGAGATCCTGACGGGCGAAGGCAGCGCGGAGAGCGCCACGCACGCGACCGTCGAGGTACTTGCGTCCACGCACCCAGAGGTAGCCGGTATCGGTTACGCCACCGACCAGTACCCACCGAAGCACGGTCGCCTGAAGCCAAGGTGACGTGCTCGGGTAGCGGGTGGTGAGCAGGGTCTCGATCCGCTGGTCCTCAAGGACGTTGGCCGCACGCTTGTAGCCGTTGTCCATGATCCAGAAGACGAGCGAGGTCCCCTTGCGGGGGGAGTAGAGGACGTGGGCCAACTCATGGAAGTTCATCCCGTGCATGCGGGGGATCGAGTTGGCGTCGACACTCTCGATGACCGACGTGTTGAAGAAGATCGTCGTCCCGTCAGTCCATGCGGCCGGGGAGCCGGGGGCGTCCTGCAGGCATACCTGCAGCCTCTCGCCGGTCAGGATGCGGTCGGCACCTTGGTAGATCCCCGTCACTGAGAGGAGCCGCTCGCGGATCTGCTGCTGCTTGGTGAGGATCTCCTCCTCCGACTGCTTGCCAGCCTTCCAGTGGCTGTTGTGCATTGGGGCGTACTGAGTCATGGTGTGCCTTCCTGTCAGGAGTTTGTGGCGGGGGCGCTCACGGCTTTCACACTGTGAACGCCCCCGGTCGTGCTAGAGGGAGAGGTCGATGTCTGCCAGCGAGCGCAGGGGGTCGACCGTGACGGCTGCCTCTTCCTCATCGACCTCGACATCGGGGAGGGCGACCTTGGAGAGGTCGGACTCGATGTTGAGGCGGTGTGCGTCCACGACGAGGGTGACCTTCTTGATCTCGTCATCAGCGAACCTCGCGAGGAAGTTGCTGATGGCGAAGTCGAGGCCGAGACCCTTGCTGATCTCGATGAAGTCCATGAGCGCGTTGGTCGGGATCGGCGTCATGATCTCCTGCTTTGCCTCCGACTCACGGAGTTGGGCAGCGAGTTCGCGGAGGGCCTTGAAGGGGACGAGGACCTTCTCGACCTTGTCGTCGTAGCCCCACGCCATCTGCAACGAGAAGCGGTTGCGGAAGGCTTGGTTCATCTCCTGCGTCCCGACGTAGTTCGGGTTCATCGTCGCGACGATCATGAGATCGGGGTGAGCCATGATGGTCTCGCCCTTATGGTCGAGCAGGGTCAGCGAGCGGGTGGTCTCGGCCAGAAGGCTGAAGAGGACCGTGGCGATCTTGCTGGGGATGAAGTTGACCTCATCCAGAATCAGCATCCCACCATTGCGGGCGAGTTCGGTGACGCCACCGTCCTGCCAGACGAAGCCGCCGACACCGTCGGGGATGTACCGACCGAAGAGAGCCGATGCCTCAAGTGAGACCGTCCCCGAGACCATGAAGACGGGCATGTTGTTCTTGGCCGCGAACGCTCGCGCGACGGTCGTCTTGGCAGAGCCAGTCGGTCCGTAGAGGAGGCAGTTGAGGCCGTTCGCTCGGGCGTAGTCGAGGATCGAGAAGTCCGAGACACCGGAGACCTTGCGGTGGATGTACCGCTTGGCCTCCTTGATGTCGGGGACGAGCGCCATCCGGACGACGTGCGTCGGCTGGGTCGCCTGCACGGTGATCGTGGTGACCTTCGTCTCGGGGTCCTGCACGATGACCTCGATGGGCGGGGCCGGGGTGGCAGCACCAGCAGGGGTGACGACACCGGACGGGGTCGGTGTCGGTGTGGTCGCGAAGACGACCGGACGCACGCGGCGACCGTCGAGGATGTACGCGTTCAGGGTGAGGTCGGAGGTCGCCACCCGCTGGACGATGTCACCGAGATCGGCGACCGTGACCGTGGTCTCGGGTGACCTCGGGAAGGCGGCGAGCGCCTTGGTGGCCGTCCCCTTCGGGAAGCCGGTCACCGTGTACTGGAGGACGTCAGCGCTCGTCACGACGACGGCTACCGGCTCACGGGTGAGCGTGAGGGTCTCGCTGATAGCGGTGGCAGGCCTCCAGACGTTGAGGCCCTTCTTGCCGCCATCGGTGATGCGGGAGAAGATGACGGCCTCGTCCGGCTTGGCCGGGAAGACGAGGTACTGCGGCTTGCCCTGTGGGGTGGCCTCGGTCTCGATGAAGAGGGCGAATGACATGTGGTGCTCCTGTCGTGTGTGCTCGGTGTGTGGGAGGAGTTACACCCTAGCAGGGTGATCTGACATTGAGAAGTGCCGTGCGAGTTACAGCGTGTCGTACAGGCAGGAGATGATCGGTGCGTACACCGACCACCGCCAGCGGTGCTGCCGTGGCGTGACCGCTACGGCTGCTCGCTTCCAGACTGGGAAGTCTTCCAACTCGGAGTGGAGTGGACCCTCTCTCGCCGTGAAGGCGAGGATGGAGAGCATCCGGAGGTCGATCTGTTCCTCAGGGCTGATCATCGAACTTCCTCAGTTCGTCTTGGACCTCGTCGCTCGCCATGATCTCGTCCAGCACTTCCTGTGCTGCGGCGGTGACCTTGGCATCCTTGCGGCGCTGTCGCTTGCTGACTGGTGCTGGTGCTGGCTCGACCTCGGGGAGGGCGACCACGCGAGCAGGCCGCATGGTCGGAACGTTCACAGTGTGAACGCGCTCGACCTTCGACTTGTCACACTCGCAGCCGCAGCGCCAGACCTTCCCGAACCACGGGCTGGTCTCGATGCGGCAGTTGGTGTGCGCTCCTGTCATGCAGAACCCACACGGCGTGGTGAGTTGGATGACCGTGATGGTCTCAGTCATCGTCGTCCTCGGGGAAGTAGTTGAGGACGGCGCGCTGGGCGTTGTACACGCGGTTGTAGCCGACCTCGGTGGAGCGGCTGTCATCCCAGCGGGGGATCTGCACATCGAACGTGATGTGGCCGTAGGGCGAGAAGCGACCGTATGCCTTGAGCCGCTCGACGTAGACCTTGTCGCACTCGGCGCGGAAGGCGTAGGCATCCTCGCGGTTGGTGAAGATGCCCCAGACCTCGATGCAGTCCTCGCTGTCGTAGCCGGGGACGATGTCATTGAAGTCGTCGTGCTTGTCGACCCGCAGGACGACGGTGTAGATGGTGGTCATTGCTACCTCCAGAGGTAGGTGAGGAACGCTGCGGTGAGTACCAGCAGCGGGATGGCCCACGCGGCCTGACGGTCGGCGCGGGTGAGTTTGTTGCGGCTCACCGTTCCCAGTCCTCAAGGTCTGGGCAGTACTTCCGGTGGAGGTCGTAGAACGCACTGTCCAGTCGGACGAGCGAGAGGATGCGCCAGCCGATGTTGCCGTTGTAGACACGGCAGAGGATGGACCGCCAGCCTTGTCCGTACTCGGGGTAGTTGTACTCGTCCTGCTCGGTCACGCTGTTACCTCTTCCTTGACGAAGGGAGCGGCGAAGGTTCGCTTGAACATCTTCGGTCGCTTGTAGAAGCCGAAGGACGGGTCGTCCTCGGCAGCGCTGAGTTCTGCGTAGAAGGCGACCTTGTCGCCGGGGTGGAGGTTCTCGTCCTCGTCGGGGTTGTCGTGCCAGCGAGCGGGGACGGTCCCGTAGATAGTCCATCCCTCGTCGGCCTTGACCCTCATCTTGAGGACGGTCCCGAACGCGGTGTCGCGCCACTTCATGCCGAGAACCTCGCCCTCGACACGACGCTCACGACCGGCTGGCACGCCTTGGATCGCGCCCGTACGGATGGCCTCGATGACCTCGGCGCGCTTGGTCTCCTTGTTCGCCTCCTTCTCGGCGTTCTCAGTCAGGATGCGGCGGGCGACCTCCTCCTGCTTCGGCGTCAACTTCCCCCACTTGTGGATGTTGAACCAGAAGTCCTGCAGGATGCCGACGCCGCTCTTCTCCAGAGCCTTGAACTCGGGGTTGGCGTCGAGGTAGGCGACGATCTCAGCCGCAGGGATGACACGGCGCTTGGCGAATCGGTTGTAGGTCACTGGTGGTCTCCCTGCTGCCGGTTGGTCGGCGTCGTGTTGCGGGTGTCGATGACGACCGCGCCGAAGGTGTCCAGCGCGGCTGCATGCTTGTCGTAGTGATGGCCGCAGAAGAGGAGCGGCTCACCCTCACCGATGGTCACGATGACCTGTGCGGCCTCGGTCCCGTTCGCGGTAGCGCAGCACCTGTCGTGTGCGGTCAGGCTCGGCTTGGGTGTGGTCTCGGTGTCAACCATCAGTTTCCTTTCACAGTGTGAATGTCAGTCGGAGTGTTAGTTGGAGTGACAGGGTCAGGCGTAGAGGTAGCCACTGACCTTGCCAGCCTTGGCGTACAGGCTGTCGCGGCTTGCGTCGTCCAGCAGGTTGTACCGGACGGCGAGGTTGCCTTCACGGTCACGCTGTGGGCCAGCCCAGCCAGCGGCCTTGATGACGTCACCGTTGGTGAGGTCTACGAAACACTCCGCGAAGCGCTGGCCTTGACCTCCAGCGTCTGACCGTACGACCTTGACGAAGCGACGACCACGCTCGGTGCCGTGAGTGGGCGGCTTGAGGTTGGGGTAGGCAGTCGAGAAGCGCTCGGCCGTGTTGGTATCGAGCACCTCTACGAACTTGACGATGGCGTGGAGGACGTCGCGCGGGGTCGGGGCAGGCGGCGTGTTTGTGGCGGCTGGCCTCGGGGAGGCATGGACGACCGGCTTGTCGTCGCTGTCCTCGTAGAGGACGACGTCGACCACGACCCGCTCGTACATACGCATCTCGGCGAAGAGGGCAGCCATGGAGACCACGTTGAAGACCATCTGGCGCTCGGGGCCGACGTTCGGCATCCCGGTGACGGCCTTCATGACGTTCCGGTAGGTGACGAGGTACTCAGTCATTGCGACTCCCTGTTGTTGGAGAGGGTGAGGTGAAGGTTGGCGTGTTCTGCGGCGTAGGTGAGCGAGTCGATTCGGACCGACCAGCCACAGGAGCAGTCGGCACCGATGGTGCCATCAGCCTGAGTGCCAGCCAGAGTGATGTGGCGCTGAGGGGCGCTCCTCTCCCTCCAGACGTTGTTGACGAGGTCGATGGCGACGGGGAGGGGGACGGGGCTGCTGGCCGAGAGGATCGTCAGGCCGTACTTGTAGCGGAGGAAGTTCATCATGTCCTTGCTCGCCCAGTGAACGGCCTTGGCGACCTCATGGACGCGGGGAGGCTTGGCGACGGTGTAGCGCGGCTTCACTCGGTCACCTCGGGGAGGTTGTCGATGTCGTCCAGCACGTCGGCGGCGAAGGCGGCGAAATCGAAGTCAGCGGCGAGCGCATCCTTCTCGGCGGTCGAGTCGGGGCAGAGGTCCTTGACCGGGCAGGTCTCGCAGTCCTCGCCGTCCCCGTTGCCGTCGTCCGGCTCGGGCATCTCAGCCAGCGCGCGAGCCTGTGTGAGGACGGCATGCCTGACCTGCTGGTCGGAGAAGCCGGTCATGGCGACGATGGCTGCCGTCGTACGCTCGGCAATGTCATCGTCCTTGAGCATGGCGGCGACGACGGCGTGTGCCATCAGGTCGGAGATGATGACCTGCGGGTCGACCAGTTGCTGGATGAGGAACTCAGGACGCATGGCTAGTTTCCTTTCACGGTGTGAACGTCGGTGAGGTAGGCGGTGATGTCGGCGTTGCTGACACGGTGGTAGAAGACGACGAAGCCGTCATCCTGCAGGTCGCTGCAGCGGTCCTCAAAGAAGGGGACGCGTATGGCTGACGCACGCTCACGGGTGAAGAAGACGACCGTCGAGTGGGTCTCGCCGACGTATGCCTGCATGAAGGTGTGGGTGTCGCCCTTGGGGAGGACCCACTCCTGCATCTTGCGGCTGGTGTCGATGGGGCGGTTGTTTGTTGCGGTGCTCACTCTGTACTCCAACCGGGGACGGTGGTGACTCCGATACCCTCCGACCTCCAGAGGGCAATGATGCTGGGGTTGTCATCGAACGCGTGGACGACGTCCCACCTCTCGCGGATCTCCGCGAGGATGTCGCGCTTGACCTCGACGTCGGGACGGTGGTCCCACTCGGGACGCATGAAGATGGCGTCACTCGGGACGTCGTTGAGAGCGAGCCACATGCCTGTCTGTCGCGCCCAGATCGACCGGCGAGCGGTGACGATGATGACGGCGACCCCGTTGGCATGACACGCCTTGGCGGCATCGACCACCCAGTCGTGCGGCGGGACGGTCACGCTCTCGTTGTGGAACGAGGTGAAGTCCTTCGGCTTGGTCAGGACGAAGTGCCGGATGCTCCGGACGTCGGCGAGCGTGCCGTCCATGTCGAAGATGACGGCGGTCTGCTTGCTCATGCTGGTCCCTTCAGGAGGTGGTGAGCCAGTCGGTCTTCACGACCATCTGGTCGCAGGTCACGCACCAGATGGCTGACCATGAGAAGTGGTAGACGCGGCAGGTGCTGCCGCAGTCTGGGCAGACGAGTTCGCGACCCTCATCCCCGGCGCGAGTGTGCCCGGTGACGTTGACGAGGGCAGGACGGGCCGTCACTTGGCACCGTGCATGGCGCGGAGGACGGCGGCGTTGGCCTCGGACGAGGTCTTGCCTGTCTTGGCTTCGAAGGCGGCGGCGAAGGCGGCGGCGAGTGTGGTCATGGTGACTCCCTTTCACGGTGTGAACGACTGACGTGCCCCGGTGCCGATCTGTGAGCGCACACCGGGGCGATCCTTGCTAGTTGGAGGAGAGGGCGGCGAGGAACTCCTCGGACACGCTGCCGACGATCTCGGTCTGGATCGGGGTCGCACCCAGCACGACGTTGTCGAGCGAGGTCTGGCAGGCGGCGACGATGGCGTCGGCGGTAGCCGGGAGAGCGTGACCAAGGAGGCGCTGCTCCTCGACGCTGGCAATGAGGTCGAGTGCGGCCTGCAGCGCCTTGACGATGTCGACGGTCGGGGCCTCGTACGCCTCGCCCAACTTGGTGGCGAGGTCGCCGAGATCGGACGCCTTGCCGATGAGGCGCTTCGCGGTCTCCTGTCCGACCTTCTTGATGAGGGTCTGGATGCGCTGGGCTGAGAACGTGCCCTCGTTGCCGTCCTCATCGACCGGGGCCGAGAGGTGGGTCAGCGCGCGTCCGGTCATCGAGTGGAAGCCGATGGCGGCGGGCGAGCCGTAGCCAGCGCCTGCAGCCTTGTTGGCCTCGGCCAACTTGGACGCGCTCTTGGCTGACTTGCCAGCCAGCGCGTTGTAGGTCGCGACGGCTGACTCGCGGAAGGCTGCCTCGGCTGCCTCGCGGTTCGCGCTCTTGGTGTTCTTGAAGAGGAGGGCGGCGAGCGTGGCGCGGGCGAAGAGGTCGGTCTCGGTCGTGGTCGTGGTGGTCGTGGTCATGGTGACTCCCTCTGTTTGGTGTGTGTGGTCTGTCGCTCCGGTCGCCCTCTGAAGTGTCAGAGAGCCACCGCAGCGGGCAGGGGCCAGCCGGAAGGCCAGCCCCTGCCACGTTGCTGTAGGTGTTCCACCCTCGCGAACCGGTGCGAGTGTTGGCCCGAAGGCGCTGGTGAGGCTTGGCCTCTCTGGTGGTGTTCGCCCGTTGTCTCAGACACGGTGCGTTGGTCTGGCCTGTCGCCCAAGGTGGCTGCCGGTCGTGCTGGCCTCTCTGTCGTACTAGGTCGTACCCCTCGGGTCATGCTCGGGATCGTGAGCGCATGGCTCTCGTTGCTGTTCGTCCCGCTGCTGGAGTCGCTCGCAAGGCCGTATCCCTTGCGGAGGTTCCCGGTGACTCAACCTCGCTGCATCCTGTAGTCGCTGTGGCCTCTCACTCAGCGCCTCCTACCCCTACCCTCGGCTCCGCTGCTTCCCCTGCCCCGTCTTGCTGGGCTGGCTTGCTGCTGCCTCGGTTACCTCTCGGAGACCCCTGCCGTCTGTCGTACTCGGCTGGCGAGCCACTAACAGGCTCTCGCTTGGTCCTTCACCGTCCATACTCGGGGCCACGCTGGCGGTGGTGTCTCGGAGAGGAGGCCCGTGCCCTCATCCGGCCCCGTGTGGTGGTGGCGTACCCGGCGGTGCTGGTGAGCGGGGCGCTGGCCTGAGGTCATCCCCGCGAGTGGGGGGCGGCGCTGGCGCTGCTCTGTCGTACAAGAGAATCGAACCACGTACCCGTGACAGGTGCAACTCCCATATGCAGCCCGTGTCCCTCCTGCAGGCCTCATGAGTGGGAGCCCTCCCGCGCCGGGAGGGCGTCGGGGGTGGGCCGTTCACACTGTGAAGCCCCTGTAAGGGTCTCTAAGGGGATAGGAGAGTAGAGAGGTAGAGAGAGACCCTCCCCTCTAGCCAGACTGTCAGCGTGGCTCCTGTCGCCATCTAGCCACCCTCGGTGGGTACTGCCTCCCTCTCAGGCCCCTGAAACTGCCGATGTAGGCCCTCTCAGGCCTCGGATGGCTGATCAGCCTGTAACTCGGGGTACACAATGTGACGCAGGCCACATCTACCCGTTCCTCTATGCGGGACAGGTGTCCGGTATGTCTGTCTCTCCTGCTACAAGTCTCGACTACAGGTTGAGAGTTGGGTACCTCGTTCTCACGGCTCATCGGGCCATCGGGCTGGCTGATCACTCGGCTGGCTGGCTGGCCTGCTGGTCACTTGCTCACATCTCGGCCATGCCTCCCTGCTCTGGCCGTACTCCCACAGGCCCAGCCACCGCCAGCCCAGTAGCCGAGCCTGCCACCACGCGACCACCAAGCCAGCCAGCCAGCAGCCGAAAGTCGTTGCGCTGCAACAACTCTCAGCCCTCGACCATCTGACTGCGAGTCAGAAGGCTTGGTATGTATGAGGAATCGCGAGGCCCCCCACCCTTAAGTCGCCCGCACGCATGGTCTGGCCAGAGCGCAGCCGTAGACAGCCCCCCGACCCGAAGGCAGTAGCCCACGCGCCAAGGGGGCAAACGAGCCAACGAGGCCGTAGTAGCCCCTACTTGCAGCCGATTAGACATCGGGGCCATCGGAGTCTAGGATGAGAAGTGACCCCTCCTACCCCTCCATACCCCTCCTATAGGGTATAGGTGGTTAGGCGAGGTGAAATGCCGTCGCTTACTTGAGCATGTTCTAGCCAGACAAGCAGGTTATGCTTGTGGCGGCAACCATGCGGAGCCGCCAGTCAGGCAGGCCCACAGAGCCACCTACCTCCCCTAGCAGATCAGGGTTGAGGTCTCCCGTCCTGAGGCAGTAGCCCTCCTTTTAGCCAGACTCTGTCTCTCCCTGTTGCGATCCTTGTTACATGACTGCAGCCCCGAAAGACGCCGAACCGGCTGATCGCGGCTTCAAGTACGACCTCCGATCCAACATCGGCCAGCAGCACGGCTCTCAGGGGACCCTCTTCGGGGTCAGCCAGCGTCCCCGCACTCAGGCGGGTCCTAAGGGCTTCTCGCCAGCGAGGCAGGACGAGGTCCGAGGAGCGGTCGACTTCGTCCACGCGGACGCACTCGCGATGGATGACGGTAAGGGCTGGCTGACGAGCAACCCTGACGGGACGTCTACCGGGGAGACGAAGGGTAGGCGGGCAGCCGCGAGGCGGGAGGTCCACGACCTCATCTCTCGGACGACCGCCCCGATGCCGAAGAACGAGAAGGTCGACGTGAAGGTCGTGCAGGACGACGACCACGCCCTCAAGCGGGGGGACGGCAGGGCGGCCGGGACGTACATCAACCCGGTCTCGGGTGGTGGCCACTCGCAGATCATGGTCGCCCTCGGTGCCATCAACCGTGACGAGAAGCGGTCGCACGTCCTCACCCATGAGTTGGGGCATGCCGACTCTTGGGACAAGTACCAGCCCTCCTCTATCTACGACACGCCTGAGAAGCAGGGGGTCGAGGAGGCGTACGCCGACGACTTCTCCGTCAAGCACACTCCCCGCCGCCTGAAGCAGTTGCCGAACTACCAGACCCCCTACCCGACCTTGACGAGGGGGGACGGCTTCCGGCAGTCGTACGACGGGGCGAGGAAGACGCATACGTCCTTGGACTCCGCGTTGGCCGCTGCCGTCCATAACCCGAACCTCCCCGGTGGCGGGCATGTGGATACCGACGAGACGAAGGCCGCCTTCCAGCACGCGAACCCGTCCCTCCCCGGAATGGAGAACGCCCGCCAGTTCGCGGCTCCCGGCCGTCGCTTCCTCCGGACGGAGTACGGGGCACCCCACTTCGAAGGCGTTCGCCAGTACGAGAACCGCGTCATCAACCGGCAGGACGCTGCCATCAAGGGAGCCTCATGACCTTCGATCCGACCATCGGGCAGATGAACTCAGCCGTCGCGAAGGGGATGTACGCCCGTCAGGAGCAGGAGCGGCTAGCCAGAGTAGCCAAGCGGCAGAAGCAGGTAGCGAAGGGACCGAAGCCGGTCAACAAGCGGGCCGCCCAAGCCAAGAACATCCCCGACCTCAAGAAGGCACCAGTAGAACGCCCGACCGGTGGCTACGAGGGGAAGCGGTTCGGGGAGGTCACCGTCACCCGTCGTGACGAGTTCGATGGCGGGAACGTCAAGTGACTGAGACGCGACGTCCGGCTGCTCGCTGGATAGACGAGAACGGTCAGGCACGGTTCAGCCAGCCGCCTGCCGGTACGGGGACGGTTCGTGGGGCCGTCCGCTCTGTAGCCCCCGCCCGTCCGCGACTCGGCCTCGACCCGCACGCCGGTCTCCCGACCGCTGACGGTCCCGAGTTGGCCGACTGGGAGCACGAACTCCTCGGGACTCACGCCGCCCAGACTGCCCAGACCTCCAGCCCGAAGTCGCAGCAGTTCGACGCCTTCAAGCGCGAACGTCGCGGCATCATCAGCGATACCACGACGGTCGCATGGAGAGGGAAGGGGTCCGAGGTCGCGTCTGCCTCGATGATCCGTCGCCGCGACCGGCATCAGGTAGCCGACCCCGATGCCTCATACAACTACGACACGGACAACCACGGCAACCAGCAGGGCTACATGGTCGAGTCGGAGCCTGCCAAGCCGTGGAAGGTCGACACCCTATGGGCGTCCAAGGAGGGGAAGCATATGGCGACCTCTCTCCTCGGCGTCCTGAGCGAGCACTCGTTGCGTACGACAGGGAAGCCACCGAAGGCATCAGGCGACCTCAGCGAGCATTCGACCAGACTCGTCCACAATCTGGCTGACAAGGGCCTCATCAAGGCCCCGAAGAACGAGTACCGGAATACGTACGGCTTCGACGGCGGCCACGACAACGCGGTTGCCGACCACGACTTCCTCTCCGATGCTCACCGGACGGGGGGGTCGGAGGGTCTGACTGACGCCGACCTCCAGCGTGGAGGCAACTTCATCCGTGGTGCCCTGCGAGCAGCCAAGCCGAAGCCCGAGAAGTGGACGAATGAGTCCCTCTCCGAGCGGCAGCCACTCGTCAACGCACGTAGTCAGGCCGGACGCTTCCATGAGTTCACCCACTCGCAGGAGATAGACGCGAGAAGCAAGCAGGCCCCCGCCCCGAAGGCGACTCAGGCCGGACTCTGGTAAGAGAGAGTCTGACTAACGATCCCGTACTTCTGCGGGGTATCCCGTACTTCTACCGCCAGTAGCGTGGAGCCTGACTAACGGGCGACTAAGTCTCCCCTATACGACCAGCCGATACCACGACACGGTGTCGCAGTGGTTGCACTACGAGCAGTCATCATGTAGCCTTTGCTGTACGTCGAGACAACAGTCTCTCTACCAAGGGGAACCATGAAACTTCTGCTAGCCGCAGCCCTGACGCTAGGGCTGCTCACCGCCGCTACACCCGCGCAGGCTGCCACCACGGGGACGTGTACGGCCCCCCACTACGCCAACCTCTGGCAGTGCCAGACGAAGCCTCACCGGTTGGACGCAGCGACCGCTCGCTTCCCTGCGACGTTCGACCCGTCGGCGTACGGGGTCACCCCCGACTTCGGCCTCGGCTACTACCCGCAGGGATGGCGTCGTAACGCCGTCGGCGGCGGTCGTACGCACGCAAGGCATGGCCGCTGACGTGAACTGGCCCTTCTTCTTCACGGGCTTCGGGATCGCCCTCGTCTCCTACCTCATCGGCTTCCGCGCAGGGAGGGGACTCTGATGGGCGGCCTCGTCGTGATCATCCTCGCCCTCGCCCTCGCCGCCTTCATCGGATGGGTCGGCCTCATGCAGGGCTACACGAACGGCTACTGCGCCGCCATCAGCGGGACCGTCATCAGCACCTCCCTCTGCAACGTCAACGGGCAGATCGTTCTGGTGGTCAAGTGAGCGCCAACATCGTGGCCGCTATCGGCGGCCTGAAGCAGGGCGACTTCGTTGAGGTCGTCTACCGTGGCTTCGTCACCGAGGAGCAGGGCAGGACGCCTAACACTCTCCGGATCACCTGTGACGACGGCTTCATGGACCACTACCACGCGACCGACGTCTGGGACATCAAGGTCCTCAAGAGGGCACCGATCCCCGAGCCTCCCATCGGCAGCATCATCAGGTGTGAGGGCTGTGGCAGTAGGCACCACCGTGTCACACGCAAGGACGGTGTGGTCCCCGACCCGACATACTGCTGGGTCTCCGAGGACAACGGGACGTTCAGTCCGTGGACGGTCCTCAACGAGGACTCGTCGTGTGGCGAACTGGTGGTGGTCTTCACACCGTGAAGCAGACCCCCGAGATCATCGCGTTCGCGCACGGCTACTCCGACGGCTACCTGCAGGGCATCCTCGCGGTGTCGTGGGAGTGCGGAGACTGCGGTAATACGTACCAGCCGTCCGTGACGTCCTGCCCGAACACCTTCATCGACCAAGCGTTCACCGACTATCGCGCCGCCGAAAGGAAGGCTGATGCAGCCTAACGAGAATGACAACTGTGCCGTTTGTGAGAAGCCGATGCGGGAGTCACTGGGGTGGGTCTACCACTCCCGCCTCGGTGTCTTCGTGCATACGTCCTGCCCGTTGGACGATGTGAAGGGGGAGGACATCAGCACGCATACCCTCCTCTGGGGGCCGCGACCGGTACACGACGAGTTGTGCCCCGCCGTAGATGAGGCCTACCTCCTTCGGATGAAGGACATCTCAGCCGAGATGCGCTGCTACCTCGACGGCGACGTCTGCCAGTGCTCGCTGATCA